ACCGGAGCGTGGGAAAGCTCATGAGGTTACAAGGAGGTACTGTAACAACCTATGAAACGTACAAAAAATCTATACGAGAAACTCATTTCACACGACAACCTGATGCTTGCCCTCGTGGAGGTAAACACGAGTCACAGGTGGCTGCCGAAACACAGGCCAAACAAAACGGTCGCATGGATTGAACAGGATATGGAGGCGCGTGTAGAGGATCTGCGCCATATCATCGAGCAGATCGTATATCATAAGCGCCAGCTCTCCAAGCCGAAGCAGAAGCAGCGGTATGATAAGAGCGCCGGAAAATGGCGTATCATCAACGAACCAAAGCTGTGGCCGGATCAATATATACACCATGCGCTTGTGCAGGTTCTCCAACCAACCATGATGCGTGGAATGGACAGGCATTGCTGTGGTAGTATCCGCAATCGTGGCATTCACTACGGAAAGAAGAAAATTGAGAAGTGGATGGACACGGATGTTAGAGGGACCAAATACTGCGAAGAACTCGACATCCATCATTTCTACGACAGCATTGATCCAGGGTTCATTTTGATACGGTTGCGCCACCTCATCAAAGATTGGCGCGTATTGAAGGTATGCGAGGAAGTCCTACGGTACGGCGTACTGATTGGCCTATACACCTCGCAGTGGTTCGCAAATACGCTTCTACAGCCACTCGACCAGCTCATCAGAGACAGCGGATTCTGCACCCACTATCTCAGATACATGGACAATTTCACAATCTTTGGAAGTAACAAAAGGAAACTGCACAGGCTGAGAAAGCTAATTGAAGAATGGCTTGCGGGAGTCAATCTCTCTTTGAAAGACAACTGGCAGGTGTTCCCCACAAGGAGCCGTATGCCATGCGCACTCGGCTACAGGTTCGGCAGAAGGTTCACATTGCTCAAGAAGCGCAATCTGTTCCGTCTAAAACGGAAGCTGAACGAGTATTACCGCCGCAAAAGGCAGCACAGAAAAATATCCGCCAGAATGGCGACTGGGCTGATTTCAAGATTGGGTCAGCTCAAACATTGCAACAATAAAAACATCTATGAAAAAATCTATCACGGCAAGGTTCAAAAGGAACTGAAACAAGTGATTCGAAATCATATGCGAGAGGAGAGATTAACGTGGAGTATGTATTTGGAGCAAATGGCTACAGCGGCGTAGAAACTCTCCGTACCAAAGGGAGCGAGCACACCGATTTTGAGGGGTTCGCGGAGGTGGTACAGGAATACGATGACAGCACCATCACAGACACCTTCCACGTCATCCAGAAGACAAAATTCGATGAGGATGCGGAAGGCAACTGCTATGATTGGTATGAAATCGACCATCACAACCGCATCGTTGATAAGACGAAGCGCATGAAAGCGAATATGGCTGTGCTGGTCGCATCCATTTTGGAGGGCTAAGATATGGACAAACAGTATATTTCACAGCTTTATCACGATGGCGGACTGACCAATATGGGTGTGCTCCAGGCTATTACTATGGGCTGGATCACCACAGAGGACGCCGTTGATATCCTCGGTTTAGATAATTCTCTCAGCGTTGTCCGGTCTGCAAAGCTGCTGGAAATCTCCAAAGCCTGCAATACGGTGATTGTATCCGGTGTTGACGTTCAGATCGGCGACCGTACAGATCACTTCAATCTGGCACTGGAAGACCAGAGCAATATCAACAACCTGTTCCGCGTGGTAGAGTTGGGCGGCACCGCATTCCCCTATCAGGCGGATGATGGAACCTGTACGGTCTACTCCGCTATGGAGATTGCACAAATCTACATTGCCGCACAAACCCTTATCACAACACAGACTTCATACCACAACGCGCTGAAAGCATACGTCCTGTCTCTTAAAGATGAGGATACTATCTCCGCTGTGGTATACGGAATGGATCTGCCGGAGCCCTATGCTTCTGAACTGACCGGTAAGCTGACCGTAGCACAGGAGCAGATGGCGGCAATCGTTGGGAGGTTGAGCGCAAATGCGGCTTCCGCAACTGATTGATCTTCTGATTGATATCTGCCGGCGGCAGGCGGATGTGATTCGAGCACAGGCATTTGCACTGAGTCAATATGATGCTGCTGTCTGCGAAGACGAAGCAGAGTGGGCCCGGCGCAAGCTGGACGAAATCTGTGATGATTGGGAGCCTGATGCGCCATGGTAGTCAATAAGAACGGAAAGTGGGTTCTGAGCGTACTCCTTTGGGTATGGACGGGGACGTTCTACTTCTTCACTGAGGTTATCTGGAAGACAGCAAACGGGAGACCGGAAACAATCAGTTGGACGATGCTTTTGCTTGCTATTTTCCTTGCCGTACCTCTGGAGCGATTCGGAGCAGAACTTCCATGGAATATGCCTCTGCTCTTACAATCTGTTATTTGTACCTGTGCTATCACAGCGGCGGAGTTCTGTGCGGGTTGTGTTCTGAACTTATGGCTTGGCCTTGGTGTCTGGGATTACTCTCACATGCCCGGGAACATTCTCGGTCAAATCTGCCCGCAATTTATCTGCGTGTGGTTTCTTCTGTCAACTTTTGCAATCGTTATGCTCGACTGGATGAGGTACAGTGTTGAGGGTGGAGAGCGACCACACTACAGATTTGTCTGAACATCATATAACGAGGGCTGTGTCTATTGAGACATTGCCCTCTATCTAAAAACCGAAGGGAGGGATTTCAGTGAGCAGGAAAACGAACCGCTGTTTGACGGCGCCACCTGAGAAAATCGCACAGATCAACCCGGAAAATATCAGACTGATGAATGATTTCATTATGTATCTGCGCTCCGTGGACAGGTCTGAACAGACTATCGTGGTTTACAAGAATGATTTGCTGATTTTCTTCTGCTGGGTCGTAGACAACGCAAACAACAAGTTCTTCACTGATATTTCCAAGCGCGACATCATGGCATTCCAAAATTATGCGCTGGGACAGGGGTGCTCTGCGAATCGTGTCCGGCACCTGAAGGCCGCGCTTTCTTCACTGTCAAACCTTATCACAAATATTCTGGACGATGAATATCCAGACTATCGGCCGGTTGTCCGGAAGATCGAGAACCCAGTCAATGAGCCTGTACGCAAAAAGACCGTTCTGACTAAAGAGCAAATTCAGGGCTGTCTTGACTATCTGGTCGAACATAAAAAGTATGAGCAGGCGTGTTTCCTTGCACTGGCGGCGTATTCGGGCCGGCGAAAATCTGAGCTGGGTCGATTCAAAGTCGTGTATTTCTCTGATGAAAATATCATCTACGGTTCTCTGTATAAGACGCCGGAGAAAATCAAAACCAAAGGACGCGGCAAGAGCGGAAAGATGCTGACATGCTATGTGCTCGCAAAACCCTTTAAGCCATACCTCGACCTGTGGATGGAAGAGCGCAAGCGGCGCGGCATTGACAGCGAATGGCTGTTTACGGACGTACACGACAAAACGCAGCCCATTACAGTATCCCGCATGAACAGCTTCGCCCGTACATTTTCCAGTATCATTGGTGAGGATGTATATCTGCACTCTCTTCGGCACTTTATGACGAGTGAACTGGCGAGAGCAAACATCCCGGATTCTGTGATCCAGTCTTTGATTGGATGGGACTCTGCGGATATGGTCGGTGTGTATAAGGACATTGACGCAGATGAAGAGTTCGGCAAATACTTCAAGGACGGCGAAATTGTCGCACAAAAACAGGCAGGTCTTGGAGACTTGTAATATGTTGCTTAGCCATAGGCGGGGTGGGCTGCGGCCCTCCCCTGCACCCCTCCCATAGGGGTTTGAAGGAGGCGGCGACAGATAAGGATAAAAGGACGGGAGTCGGCTGTGCTGGCTCCCTTTGTATATAAAACCATCGTTTTACCGAGGAGGTGGTTTCGTGAACGAAGTTACTATTTGGAAATTTCTGAAAGCGCAAGGGCTGACCGACGCTGGCGCAGCAGGGCTGATGGGGAATATCTATGCGGAAAGCGGCCTGAACCCAAAGAATCTCCAGAATACATATGAGAAGAAGTTGGGATATACAGATGAAACATACACCGTCGCCGTGGACAATGGGACGTATACCAACTTCGTCCGAGACAGCGCTGGCTACGGCCTGTGCCAGTGGACATATTGGACTCGGAAACAGGCTTTGTATGCCTTCTGCAAGGCCATAGGAGCGTCTATCGGCGACCTCAACGCCCAGCTCAGGTTCCTCATGAAAGAGCTCTCAGAGAGCTTTAAGGGCGTACTGGGGGTGCTTCTGACCACGGCATCCGTGCGAGAGGCATCCGATGCTGTGCTGCTCCAGTTTGAGCGTCCGGCAAAGATGAATGACCCCGCAGTCCAGCAGAAGCGGGCTGAGTACGGGCAGACCTATTACAACCAGTTCGCCATTGTGGCGGCTGAGAGAGGAGATGACGTGAAGATGAAGTATGCTTCCGCAAATCCACCCATGAAGTGTTTCATGCGGCAAAGTACCTGGTACAAGGGCGCCGGGAAAACCACCGTCAGAGGCGTACTGTGGCACTCCACTGGTGCAAATAATCCGAACTTGAAGAGGTATGTCCAGCCGGATGATAATGCGTCAGACAAAGCGCAGATGCTGGCGTTGCTCGGTACGAATAACAGCCGCAACGACTGGAACCACAGCGAGCGGCAGGCTGGCGTTCATGCCTGGGTCGGTAAGCTCGCCAACGGAGATGTGACCAGTGTTCAGGTGGGAGATTGGGACAAAAAGGCGTGGGGCTGCGGCTCCGGCAAGAAGGGCTCCTGCAACAACGGCTGGATTCAGTTCGAAATCTGTGAGGACAAGCTGAACGACCCCGCCTACTTTGAGAAGGTGTATCGGGAGGCGGTCGAACTGACGGCCTACCTGTGCAAACTCTACAACCTCGACCCACAGGGGACGGTTACATACAGCGGAGTCAAGGTTCCCGTTATCCTGTGCCACCAAGACAGCTACCGGCTTGGGCTCGGCTCGAATCATGGCGATGTTCTGCATTGGCTTCCGAAGTACGGAAAGAGTATGCAGACTGTTCGTGACGATGTCTCTGCACTTCTGGCGGGGGCAAATACCAATGTAGAGGAGGATGAAGATATGGACGTAGCACGTTTCAAGGAACTCTGGGGCGAGATGCGCAAGGAACTCCAGGACAATGATTGCGGGGCATGGAGCAAAGACGCCCGTGAATGGGCTGTATCTACTGGTCTGATTGCCGGTAACGGGACAACCATTAACGGCGAGCCAAATTGTATGTGGGCCGATGTACTCACCAGAGAGCAGCTTGTTACTGTTCTGTACCGTTTTGCACAAATGATGGGTAAGGTGTAATGCTATGACCATCAAGATTGAGCGTGGGCAAAAGAAACCCAAGCGGCGCAGAAATAAGCGTCCAGGCATTGGTTTCACTAACCGGCTGGCGCTCTATCTGATGCTGTTTCTGGCAGCAGGGCTTGCAGGAGGTTTCATCCTCGCCTGGAAAAGCATCGAGTATCAGTATATGGGCGCTCTGGCTTGCTTTACTGTAGTATTCACCCCAGTGGGTACTGCTATTGGTATTGTACTGAACAGCATCGTACATAAGAGCGAAACGGAGAACAAAGGTGCTGATGGCGAGGGAATCAAGTATGCTGCCGCGAAAGCAGCGGGATTTTCACAGGACGACGGGACTGAGGACAGCCCCGCAATTTGAGGAGGAATGACTATGAATATGGAGTGGGCAAAGTTAATTCTTTCTAATCTGACCGGAATTGCTGCTATCATCGCTCTGATGATCAGTATGGTAAAGTATGTGCAGCAAATTATTAAGGACAAAAATTGGCCAGAGGTTGTAAAGATGGTCGCTGGATATATGGAACAGGCAGAGGACATGTTCGACAATGGAGCAAGTAGGAAAGAATGGGTTATGGCTATGGTTAAGGCTTCACCTGAAGCAGTTAAGTACGGCATCAATATGAGTGATATTGCTAAACTCATTGATGACCTGTGTAAGATGAGCAAGACGGTTAATGCGCCTACGGAGAAGGCAGGTGAGTAAGCTATGAACCTTCAAGATATCATGACGAGCAGTGGAGCTCTGCTCGTTCTGATGACACTGATTCAAATCGCGCCGATCAAGGTAAATCCATGGTCTGCAATCGGCCACGGATGCAAAAAGGTTATGTCTGCAATCGGTTCTGCCCTGCATGGAGATATTATCGGAAAACTCGATAAACTCCAAGAGATGCAGACGGAGACACAAAAACGTCTTGACAACCATATTCACACCGACGATGAACGCAACGCTGATTTACATAGGGTGCAGATTCTGCGTTTTAATCGAGAGTTGCTTCAGAATTTGCCTCATACACATGAGGATTTCATTGAAGCCCTGCATGAGATTGACTTCTATGAGCGTTATTGCGAGACGCACAAGGAGTACGAAAATAACCGAGCCGTATTGGCTATTGAGAACATCAAGCGCGCCTATCGTGAGTGGCAGGAACATCACGAAGGACATGAGGCGTAACGCCGCACGCCCATACACCAGGGTATGGTATCAAAGTTTTAGGAGAGCGTCCATTTATGGGCTGCTCTCCTATTTTTTTGCGCAAAAGAAGAAAGCGGAGCTAAGTTGCCGCAGCCCCGCCATGACGTAGATATTCACTTATAACATAGCCACAATCGTTTATGACTCTCTTGTAAATGAACATCTGGTATGTATTCGTCTCAAATGATTGATTTGAGACGATTATGAAATAGGTAAGATTTCGCTGTATGTTGATTGTCCTGCTTTGGCGATACAATCAGACTACAACGCCTAAATCTTCCATGTAATTTCAACACGCTCCTCGTCCACTTTGATTGTATCAACCAGCGTGTCGATAACCACTAGCTTGTCGCTGATACTTATTTCATTCCATTGGCGCAAATAGTCTTTGACTGCACCAACATCTTTCCTGCCGTAAATGTCTGCTGACATTTCAGCAATTTCTCTTTTTAGGACTACCTTCTCAGCATCCAGCTCCTCTATCTTCCGATTGATGTATTCCATTGTTGCAGAATTTGCAGATATAATCCTCTCTACAAGAATTTTAATCTCGTTCTCAATCTGATCTACCCTCACCTTTTTCTTTGTGACTTCCAAGCTGTCCTCGCGCTTTTCGTGCATTTGAAGTTCATTAAACTCTGCCAGCTTCTTCTGCATTTCAAGGAATACAATATCTTCTATTTTCTCTGCAGGAACAGCACCGATACCATCGCACGTCATAGCGACGTATTTCCTTGCACACACGTAATACCTTGCTGTATCTGCATATTTCCGTTTATACTCTCTGAGCGACAGCGCATATCCACATTTCCTGCATTTTATCTTACCCGCCAGCCACGTATTTTTGGCCTTGACCGGCTTTGCGATTTGTCTGACATTGAGACACTTCTTTCTGCACTGGAGCCATAGCGTTGAATCAATACATCCCATGTGTGGTGCCAGAACCACGATGTGTCCATCCAGCGATATAGACTTTCGTTTATCGGTATCCTCACCAGTATAGAGATAAACACCATTCATCCCTATAAACTGCGATATATCATTCACGATAACAGCCCCTTGGTTCTGGAAAAACTCATAGATCATGTCATCCGCTTTCAGATAGATTGGATTCACAATCACATCCCGTATTCGTGTTCTGCTGAAAGCTTCTCCGTCCCGGTTTCGTACTCCATGGTCGTACAGATACCGCATTACATCTGAAAATGATGTCTGTGGGTCTGAGTATAGGGAATAAATAAGCTTCACCACTTCAATCTCTTCTGGTATCGGCTCATACATACTGGTTTTGATACCATCTATCACTGTATCTTTCAAGCGAAAACCGTATGGAACACGACCGCCCATATAGAACCCCTTGCGGCTTCTTGAGCGGTATGCGTCAATTACACGCTGCTGTATTGTTTCGCGCTCAAGCTGAGCAAAAATCATGACGATCATCAACATCGCTTTACCTATCGGTGTCGATGTATCAAACCGCTCCGTTACTGATATAAACTCGACACCATATTTTTGAAACTCGTTGATAAGCTCAGCAAAGTCCAGAACAGACCGGCTGATACGGTCGAGCCTATATACAATCACTCTGGTTGTGTCGCCAGCCTTAATGCGCTCCATCATACGCTGGAAGTCTGGCCTGTCTGTGTTCTTCCCACTGTACCCCTTATCCGAGAATGTCATGCACTCTGGAGAGGAAACCTCTTTTTTGCAGAGTTCAATTTGACTTTCAATAGAGATACTGTCCTCGCGGTCTACTGATTGTCTGGCGTAAATAAAATCCATGTTTTGTACTCCCTTTCTGTGCTAAAAAAAAGCAGAGCTCGCCCACGAAGGACGAAGCTCTGCTATTTTTTTACGATGGTTGGTATTTGCTAAAGATGGAGTAGAGACGGTCTTCAACTTCCCGTTTTTGTTCATCTCTATCCTCTTTATGTATATTGGGAGTATTGTTGACTACGGTAAAAATAGATCCGCAGTGATTGACCTGGTGCTCGTCTGTGATATACTTTGGAATATCAATCACCTCGCAAGAGAATCGCCAGAATAAAGGCGACGGCCGGAGGCATCCAGAGCGGCGCTAATACCAGCAACCAGCTCCATCTGATGATACCGAACAGTTTAAGAATGACGAATACGGCGGTCAATACCTTACAGTCAATTCGGAATATGAGCTTATTTGATTTTTTATCCATCACTTTGCTCCTGTACTGCCGATGCCTCCATTTCTGACGGCAACAGCATTGTCGTTGTATGTGATACCGTATGGGATGAAAATAGCCTGCATAAAGCCATCGCCAGCATCGATGCAGATATCTTTTCCTTCATTGGTATCGTTGGTGATCTTGGCAAAGATATGACCTTCATTATCAGAGCCGTAATAGTCTTCATCGATCACGCCGATGGTGTTGTTAAGCTGCATCCGGTACTTGAACCCAAGACCACTACGCGGAACACACGCCAGCCACCATCCAGGCTCAATCTTTACCCGGATGCCAGTCGGAATTTTGATAGTATCACCTGGGTGCAGAGTAAAAGAGAAGGGGGCTCTGAAGTCATACCCTGCAGACCCTGACGTTGCCCGTGTCGGAAGTTTGATCTGCTCGTATAAGTCATGAACATACGCTTTATAAAATTCCCACTCATTTGCAATCGGCATATCCTTCATGGATTCAAGGAACTGTTCGAAGCTGACTTTTTCAAATTTTCCTACTTGCATAGTTTCTCCTTAATTCCGTGTACGTTTCCAGTAGTTCTTCATCTTGTATGAAGGATCATTTGTGACGTCCATTTTGCAGATACTCGGCGGTACAAAGTTATTTGCATCCTCTACGCTTTGGAATTCTACTTCTGCGTACATAAACTCTGTATCAGTGCCTTTGTCTACATGTGAGCATTCCAATATAAGGCCATCGATGTCATATATACTAAAATCCTTTTTGACAAATGGGTGTTCGACCATATCAGCCAGTGCGTAGAAGTATTCTTTTGAAATAGGAATCTCGACTTCACGGCGAATAAGTTCACCGTTCGATTTGATAGCGATGTAATATGAGACGTCTATTCCTTCAACAACATTCCTTCGAATTCTTACCTCTGGATCAATAGACAGATATGCTTGATAGACTTCTTTCCTCTCCAACATTGGCAAGGAAGTTGGTAATCTATCAATTAAGAACTTGCGTTCAATTTCTGTGAATTGGTTTTCCAACAAATCACTCCTCATATCTAAATTCTGTGTGAGCTACAACAGAGTACAAGATGTCTGAGGAGATGTCTTTGTCATACAAAACAAAGTTGAACTTGTGTCCTCTTGCACTGTCTCCGGCGGATAAAAACCTGATGCTGCTTCCATTTTTGAAAGTTACATATCTGTCTTGTACTTTGGAAATGGCATCCTTTTCTTCTTCGTCTAAACATATCTCATTTACAAAGTCCATATAAACGCACTTTGCATCATGGATAAGTTTTGTAAAGACACCGACTCTGAATCCTGGTAGCTGCACACATTTTCTGATGGCTTTCAGTTCTTCAAGGTAGTCAAGCTGTACCATATCACTTGCGCCTAAAGATGTTGCTAATTACAGCAGCGCACACACCAATAACCGTAACAGCCAGCGTTGTAACAGCCATTACTACGCAAGGACCATCGACAAGCTCTACCTCACCTGTGAGAAGCTCTCCATCTTCACATTCACCACACGGAACTCCCTCTGTAGTTTCAGTGATTACCTTTCGATCCATCTTACCAGTTACTTCATTGTAGAAATACTGGATTTCAGTCTTCGTTTTCATATTGGCCTCCTATTCTGCACACTTGATATAAAGCCCGCAATGACAGGCGCCCTCTGTCATTTCTCGGAATTCTTTACACATACATTTTGTATCTGCATTTTTTACCAGAGCACATGGGCAGTATCCATTGTTGGCTTTTAGCTGCTGTCTGATTTCATACACAAATTCTGTGTCAGGGTTCGTTGTGATTCTCATTATGAAATCCTCTCTGCATATTGATTATCACTTGCGAGGGTAACGCCAAGAACATCATCAAACCGGCTTGTACTATTCGGTACGAATCGTCCAAACTTTACAATAATGTTCTTATAAGCAGATAGTGTCTTGAGCTGCTCCTTTATCTCCTCTGGGTAATAGCCTGTATAGATTACAACATCGTCGTTGCACCTAAAGACAAGCCGTAAATCATGAATAACTTCTTCCATCTCATTAAACTGCTCGAACGGTTCCAGACCACCAAAAATAACTGCCTCGGTAACTTTATTGGCGAGGTATCGTTCACACAGTTCACAACTGTCAATAGTGACGGGGGCGCGTGAGCGCCACCCGTCATTCTGACAGACAGATGTAGGTATTCCTGCTTCTATGCAGCATTTGCCGCCGCAGGATATTGCGCCGATGAACATTGACGGTTTCTTGTAATCATCGAACCGTTCATCAACAACAGTGAGGACTCGCATCAGAGTTGAACCCTGTCTGAAAACTCGGCTTTTTTGCCGCGATTGAAGTTATCCACACAGCGCAGATACCCAGTGATGCGCTGATACTTCTTGAGCCGTTGCTTGCAGTACGGACACTTATCCACTTTTTCTGGTATATATCCATGTTCGTCGCAGTAACGAGAGATCGGGGATAGGCTCATATACGGAACCCGATAGTTCTCACACATTGCTTTGACGATGGCTTTTGCCTGCTCGCCAGTAATAGCGCCTTCTTCCCACACATGAATGACAGTTCCGCCTGTAAACTGCGTCTGAAGATCTTCCTGGTGCTTGAAGGTGCTATCGATACCATCAATCATGCTGACAGGAATGTGACAGCTATTCGTGTAATAGCAATCAAGTCCGCTGCCCTGAGTAATGATGTCAGGGTAGATTTTCCTGTCGGCCAACGCAAACCGGTAGCATGTCGATTCGGCCGGCGTTGCCTCGTAGTTATACAGGTGGCCGGTCTCCTCCTGATAAACCAGGAGCCGTGCCCTGATGTGGTTGCCAACATCAACACAGAACTGCTTGGCTTCAGGGTCAATAATGTTCTTCCCCATGAAATTTTCACACATTTCATTCATGCCGATGACGCCGATTGTTGAGAAGTGGTTGTTGATCGTACCAACATACTCCATATATGCCGGCAGCATGTGCGCGTCGATAACCTCTTTCTGGAGCCAGTCCCGCTTGATTTCCAGACTATCTCTGGCGATGTCGAGATACTTATCCAAAGCGGCGTAAAAGCTTGCCTGATCGCCTTTGTTCTCATATCCAAGGCGAGGAAGATTCAGTGTAACAACGCCAATAGAGCCTGTTGAGTCTCCTGCTCCAAACAGGCCGCCATTTCTATGGCGAAGCTCAGACAGATCGAGGCGCAGGCGGCAGCACATAGACCTCACGTCTGAGATATCCAAATCGCTGTTGATAAAGTTGGCAAAATACGGAGTCCCGTACTTCCCCGCCATCTCCCACAGCATTTCATTGTTAGGATTATCCCAATCAAAACGTTCGTGGATATTATAAGTCGGAATAGGATATGCAAACAGCTTCCCGTCTGCATCACCATTGAGCATAATCTCAAAGAATACTCTGTTGAGCATGTCCATTTCCTGCTGGCAGGAACCATAAGTGAAGCTTTGGAGTTTGCCGCCAACGATGACATATTCGTCCAACATATCTTTTGGTGGTGTCAGGTCAAAGGTAATGTTGGAAAAAGCAGGTTCTGCTCCAGCCCGACTGTTCGAGTTAATGCTGAAAATAAAGTTCTGCATTGACTGCTTTACTTCGTCATACCCGATTTTGTCGCTTTTGATGAACGGAGCGAGCAACGTGTCAAATCCGTTCAAAGCAACAGCTCCCATGATTTCGTTCTGGAAAATCGTAATCAGGTTTGCAATCTGATTAAGAACAGAGTCAAAGTGCTTTGCCGGAGCAGATGTTGGCACACTTGGTACATTACGAACGCCTTTGAGCAGGATTTCCCTCAGAGAGTATCCAACGCAATAAAGTGTCAGTCCCCCAAGATCATGGATGTGGATATGTCCATCAACATATGCTTGCGAGATGTATTCAGGGTAGACTTCGCGGAGCCAGTAGTCCTTGCTGACCTCTGCCGTAATGTACTTGTTCATTGCTCCAAAGCTGTATGGAGCATTTGAATTTTCCTTTACTCGCCAATCCTTTTTGTCCAGATAAGATTCAACAATATTTTTACTGCTTTTCATCTGATACCTCCCCGTATGTATTTGCCCAGTTAATTGCTGCGTTGTATTGAATCAACTCATCGCCCACACGCAATACTGGGACTTTTGTAATACCAAGAGAAAACATCTCATCGACGGAATTGTTCTCCACGTATGGAATGTTCTTCTCATCCAGCAAGTCTTTTAGCGCCCGGCAATTCGGGCAGCCTGTGGTATACATTACGACCACTGTATCACCTACCCTTCGTTTGCAATTCGCCAGATCTCGTCATATGCTTCAACCCAGCTATTGACTCTTACGGCACCAACCATGCTTTCATCCAGATCCAAATTGTGCATGGCGCTCATAAGGATCTTCCTGTATGAACCGCCGTAAAGATTATGAATACCGTCATCAACAAGCACATCTCCAGCAATCAAATGCTTTCTACATGTGATGATGACGTCATCCCAAGTTAAGAATGGGAAGTATCGGAAAAGAACCTTCTCCATCTTAGCTTTGATGGTATGATAGGTAGAGGCGGTCACGATCAGAACGTCGTGACCATCCTCTTTCAGTTTCAAGAGAGTCTCTGCTGCTCCATCGATTGGTTCGACCCAATCCCAGAAATCGTCTTCCAATAGAGGCCCATATACCTGATCTTTGGTAAGTGTTGGATATGCTTTAGATACATCCCATTGATTGACTGCTTCGTATGGAACGTTGAGTCCATATTTGTGGTTTAGATACTTTGACCACGCAAATGACAATTTCTCAATGCAGTCATCCATATCAACCAATACAGTTAATTTCCGCATTGGTTACTCCTTGCTGACGCTCATAATGTCGTCAAAAGTAATCTGATCTGGGTCAACTCCGTGAGAACTGAGGTAGTGTGGCATATCGTCAAACTGGGTCTGACCAAGTTCCTCATGGTGCATGATAGCGAGGATATTCCACGCCGCAGCAGCCAGATGGTCTTCGTCGTCCATACCCATGATGAACTTATCGAGGTGTCGCTTCGTCGAGTCTATGTAGCGGGAGAAAGGCATACCTTTTTCCCAATTACGATCCGCATATTTGCGGCTTCCAGCCTCATACCACATGGCAAGACGGCGGATGCCGAACGGAGTAATGAGGTCGTAGCGACCCTTTCCGGTTGATGGTTCACGCATTGCGAGACCTTCGCCGTAAACCATGCGTTCTCCACCGTCGTTGATCTTTTCATCCGCATAACTCATATCGAATTACTCCTTCCTCGGCATCAAGCCGCAGGTGTATCGTTCCTTACAGAAGCCCATATACTTGCACTTCGGCACAAAATAATGTCCAACAACGTACTTCCACTCTTCGGAATAGTTGGACAGAGCATCACACAGATCGTTGAACAGTTTCCGGTATTCATGATACGCCCTCTTACACATCCTCTGATGGGACATATCAATGAGGTTTCGCATGTTATGCTTACACACGATTTTGGTCGTCATACCAAGCGGAAGAGCAAGTGCTGAATCCTCTCGTGGTATCCCAAGTTCGTCAAGGTCTTTCAGACCATCTTCGATAGATGCCATGATATTTGCATAGATATCGCCAGCAGTGGTATTCTCCCGAATGCTGAGCGGAGTTACAAAATCAAAGCCATGCTCATAGTCGATGTACCGTGTACTTGCCTGAAGGCGAGTTGGGGAACCGCCAATATGCGTATACCACTCACGAATAACGCGGGCAGAATACCCATCCAGAATCATATAGACATCCGGAAATTCGAATGTTCTCCCGTGCTCACTTTCAAGACAATCAATCCCGCGCTTGTAGTTTTTCTTGTCGTCACTGGTGTCTGCTCCCCAGCAGCATCCAGCTTCCTTTCCAATCATTGTGATTGGGGTTTTGCTTGTAAATTCATCCTGAATAATGACTTTGCTCATATGTATCCTCAACTTTCATATGGGGTTTCTAAGCTGTAATCCCATATTGAGAACTGACCTTTGTATGCGTTGCGGAAATGATTGTGTTCACCATCTCCAGAGAACCAAAGGTAATCGGGTGGCAATACTCTGCCAACGTTAACCTCGCCATTTTTCTCGTTGTTCCAACGGGTCAAAACGTCTTTTGCAAGCTGATACAGCGCATCATCAACCGGCCTGTCATTGTAATAGGCGAATTGATTCTTCGCTGTTACAACCTCATAAATCGTTCCGCCGTATTCATCAACTCGATTCAGAACAGTCCACACGACACATGCTTTCTCTGTGTCGCTCGGAACCCCTCCGCATTCCTGATACATGAGTTTTGCGAGCATAACAATATCACTCTCATTGTAATACATCACATAAGGCGGTTTGGTCTGTTCCTTCTTAATCTCCGACTTGTTCGTGTGGGCAGAGATTATAGTTCTCTCTTCGAGTGTGCGCACCGTATTGGACGTCAAATGTACGGGGTCTACCATCTGCACATTTGGCTCCGGCTCCGGTATCGTGGTTAACCCACACGCCAAAAGCATAATTGCGGTGACAACAAAATATACGATTAAAGAACGCTTCACTTATTTATACCTCCGTTATCTGGGCGGTAAAAAGGACGGCGCTTTAGCACCGCCCTCTTATACCGAATCCTCCCCGTATACGCGAACAAACGCCTGGTTTCCAAAGGCGATGCTGCATTCTCTATCAAGCCATTTCTGTTCGAACTGGCTGTATATGGGGATTACCCTGCTTAGCTTCACTTTAACTGGCTCCATTGCCTGCGCCGCTTCATATATGAGATTGATAAACTGCCTCTCAATGATAATTCGCGGAGCTTCAATGGTTTGCCTTCGTGTGCCTCGTGTCGTAATGATATCGATGGCACAAGTGAATATCTCAAATTGATCCTGCATCGTCATGACCACTACCGCCTTTCAGAATATCAATGAAGCTGCCTTCATCAATATCCGTTGGCTCATCTATAGTAGCTGTTTTCTTAGCAGGTGGTTTCTTTTTCTTCGGTGCTGCATCCAGATTGAACGCCGCTTGATATACCGGATTCATAAACGGGTCAGCCCTTACTTGCCAGCCACTCGGAGTAGTGAATGGACTTACCGGGAACCATTCATCTGCGCCTGTGTCCGATGTACTTGAAAAATCAATACCGAGTTGTGGTTGAACGCCTCTGTTAGGAATCAGACACACCTTACCGGGCTCCATACCAGGAGAAACCGAGATGGGTATACCCATATATCTCGCGGCATACCCTCTGCCACTCTCTACATCATCGTTGCTGACATAGATCATTCTGGTCTGTTCCCAGAGCTGTTGAAGCGTTTCCTGACTGCAGAGAATCTGCCCTGGCTCTCCACCCGTTCGTGACTGCATTTCCTCAATTATACGGCTAAGTTCTTCCGAAACATTCATAACAGACCTCCATCCTCTACCGGCGAGATCTTGCACCTGGGAACTATGTAATCATTTATCAGCTTGTCGAAACAGTCGCAGCACAGATCAAGATCAATATAGCTGCCGTCGAACCCGCTTCCATAACCGACATAGCGGTGAAGACTGAAATCCTCCTGTGTATCAAACTCATCGAAATCTTTACCGCACATATTACAAACTCGCTTTAACATCTGCTTTCACCCCTTTCATAGCGCTATGCCGCAATCGTACTCCGCCACTCTTTCATGCTATGGCATATTTCTTCCCTCGCATATTCAGGGATATTTGCCGCCGCAATCAGACCAGCGAGGTCAGGACACACGGCGTTTCCGCACTTTTCCATTTGCTCAGACGATGTCATCTTCTTACCGTCCGCATCCACATCGAACACGTAATCCGGCGCAAAACCCATTGCCCTGTACGCTTCCTTCGCCTTCAGCATCCGCAGACCAATATCCACAATGTAATACCAGTCTCCGTTAATGTACTTGAGCAGGACTTCATCATCCTTCATGCTGTAACCAGCCCATCTGTTTAGCATTTCTCTGACTTTTGTCCAGTTACCCATATTGACACCGTCGGAATACCTTACTGCCTTTGTCTTGATGACGGCAAACTCACCGGCAGTAGTCGTAATTGTTTGAAGCGGATCTGACGGATGCTGACCGATATTGTCCCCTTTGAACTTACAGATATGAGCAAGCACAAGCCCCTCGCGGTCATGCGCCGTAACAGTATGCAGCGGCTCTTCAATATCCTGACCGTGTTCGTCATTCCCGTAATATTTCGTCAGAATAGGGGCAACAACGCCATAGCGATTGGATGCGTCCAGCGTCATGATTGGTTCGTCCACCGCCTGACCGCGTACATTCTCAGACTGCTCTGTGTGGTACTGAGCAAGATACGGCGCAATAGCCTGTGGAGCCGTGACGACATAAGGATCATCTGCTTTCAAAACGAACTTATCCAAACCTCTGGCGATCCTTCTCATAGTATTATCTCTGAGCGGACGAACAGCGCGGATAGAATACTTCGCCTTGATGGCTTCTTTTGTATCAAAGATACTTGGCGCCGGCAGAGAAAAATCGAGAACCTCAGCCGCAGGAGCCCACGGTAGAAGTTCTCCATTCAAAACCGCTTCTGAATTTCGTCTGGCGTGAGTCTGCTTTGGCCACACAATCGGTTTGCCATCACACCGGAATACACCAAAGAATCGTGTCCTCGTTGTATGTACGCCATAGTCAGCAGCACACAATTCCTTCCAGTCCATCTCATACCCAAGACCGGCGATGAGCTTCGTTGCATCCTCGCCTGACGGATCGATGTGAAGGAACTCACAACACTCCAAGAGTGCCGGATGGTCTGGCTCAATACCAGTGGTCAGTATCTTCACGAATCCGTCAAAAGTTTCGCCAGAACGCTGTGGATCAGGATACTTCTTTCCATCGCGTTCGATAAGCGGTCCCCATGTTCTGATCTCTGGTACGTTCTCCATAGCCATAACACGCGGCCTGACGCTGAGAGCCCATTTGACCATAACCCAAGACAGACCTCGGATTTCCTTCTTAACCGGAGTCGATCCACGAGCCCGTGAGAAATGGGTACAGTCTGGAGAGAACCACGCAAAGCCCATCGGGTATCCACCACAAAACTTTTTCGGGTCTACCGCGAACACATCTTCCTTATAGTGTTCGGTGAACGGATGATTGGTCTGGTGCATCCTGATGGCGGCAAGGTCATGATTGACCGCGCCAACAACCGGAATGTTTGTATATCTCACGATGCCGTCCGTACTGCCGCCGCCGCCACAGAAAAATACACCTGCTACCTCATTTGTCTCAATTTTTGCTTTGTATATGGTTTCCACCTCTTTCTAAAATGCAAATTGGACTCATAACCAGCAGAGCAACCAGTGCCAAGTTGCACGCAAAGTTCGCTTCCAATGTTCCCCTGTCCATTCAAATCCATTTACATACACATTCCCGTTGTGCTGTGAAATACAGATGCAATCAGATGGTTTTGGGGGTTCAACGGCCATTCCATCAATAAAGATTTTATCGTTGTGTGTTATTACTCGCATAGATATTCTCGCCTAAAATCGTCGAGAGAAAGTGCCGTTTTTGCTCTGTCGATAAGGTGCTGATCGATCAATCCATATTCCAGAGCATCGCTGTATGGGAACACAATATCCGGAGTTTTGTTGTAGTCATTTTTGTCGCAAAGACTTGAAACGTATTGCCCAAATGCCTTTGCCACATAAGTGCGTCCGACACAACGAGCGGAACGAACTTCTTTTCCCTCACAAAATGCTTTAAGCATTTGTTTTTGATACGGGAAAAGACTCACTCTTAATTTTTCTTCCACAAATCGCAAACAATCCTTGTAGTTATATTCCATATCAAACCTCCAGTGTGAATAAAAGGCCAATTTTATACTTCTCTTGATAGCATCAGCTCTATATCATGGAGTGTCTTATCTGAAAATGTATTCCATTTATTAAATGCAACATTTTCATTCTCAAGATTGATATACTGTTCCCATGCTTCCGGGTATCTGTCTCGTATATCTCTGTGTTCCGCCAACTTAGCGTTCGGGCAGAACCAACACCCGCCTCTTCGGGACAATTCATACGTTGGACTTAACAACCCGTAATCTTTACATAATTGCATAGCGTCAGCTTCTGTAAGTCCATACTTCTCCAACAAAGAAATATTTCTTGACTTATGGAGGCTGACAAGACGTTTTGGCTCATCGATTGCAATTCCAACATACTGGACGCACTCTTCCCCAATAGCTTTGTAGTACGATTTTATTGCCCTTAGTTTACATTCCCGTTTTATAGAGCAAAGCCCATTTACAGGGAATCCATATTTCAATCCTTTGTGTTCGAGATGTTTTGTGGGTCTTTCAATCACTCTATTAAACACAGATAAAAAATCTCGATCAGAATGAACAATATCGACCCTATATCCCCATGATTCAAACAGAGGGATTGCTTTATTTTTGATGAAATCAATATGTTGTGGATTTTCTCCACTGATTCCATTTGATATATCAAACATTACCTCTGCAAACAGGATGCTATCAACTGGTTCATTATGTATGTGTGCCAAGATAATGCTTGCTGTGCTGTCTTTTCCACCAGACCAACCGACTGAATAGTGCATGAAGGTATGTGTTTAACAACATACCCGACACCTCTTGACTACCGTTAGATTGATTTACAATCCGCAAAGGCTTCAGTGTAATTTGCTCGCCGCTCGCCATCGCAAAACAGTTAGGTTGCTAAAAGCTCCCTTCTTTGCACTTTTGCTGTCTGGAGCATACGTCTCCAAAAGCTAATTTCGCTCTTATCAGTCCGGTAGATAGCATTGTCAAGCATTGCCATACATTCCGCAATGCTTTGATCGATATCGCTGAGTGTTGGTTCACACTCAGCACAGCAAGAATCTCCCATGAATGCGAAGTATTCAACTTGGGAGTCTTGCATGGTCATTATTACCACTCCTCACTTGAATTTCTGTTGTTCCCCACTTGCTTGTCACCAGGGAGAGAGTAATACGATTCACATCTTCTCGTTCACTATCATCCGCTTTCTCCATGATAATCCGTTCGCGGACAACACTCTCTACAAGCGTTGCAATACTGCGGCCAAATTCAGCGCCAAGGATTTCCATGAATAGTTCTAACCTCTCGTAGTCTGATTTTGTCTCCAGAGTCATCATGGTCGTCATGCGCTTCTCGAAACTCTTGTAGTAAGTATTCTTGAAACGACGGTATGTATAGAAATCGATCTCTACGCTTTCGAGGCTTGTCCATCGTCCTGAACCGCCTTTGCGATAGCGAATATCGAGTACGGGAAACAGGTTCGACTTTTTGCATAGAAACCCTCCGTGATGCGTTGTTCTGATCCTATATTGAATGCTGTACCACATATGCCCTCCTATCTAAAACAAAAGATGCTCATAATCGAGCATCCTGAAGTAGATCTTATCGCGCTCCCACCGCTTACAGATAACGATGTCGCCCTCTTTAATGGGGTCTTGGTCGAACCTGCGCTTGAACACTGTCATACGGCTTTCTATACCGCTCCCAATGGACTGCGTTAGAACACTGTAGCCGAAAATCTCGTTGTCCCTTTTGCGGCGAACAGGATAAACGCCGGTGATAAACAGCTTATTGCGGTCAGCTTCATTCCCAGACGTATAACCAGCATACCCCATGATATCATTGAAGTTTTTCGCTTTCATAAAGACCGACAAGTCGTTCACATGAGAACCCTTGATGTAGAACTCAATATCGTGCAGGATTTCTTCCATATCAACGATAGTATAGCTCTTTGCGTCATCGCCGCTTTTAGTTTTCCCATTCGAACTTTTACTGACAATTTTTTTGAGCCATGTACCATCAATCACATCTTTGCGGATTTTCTTTGCGGAGCCCTTCTTGAACAACTCAAACATCTCAACGATCTTGAACAACTCGCGTTGGTTCCCAAAATCAACAAAATAGTCGATCTTGATTAGGATATCCATTTGTCTGGAGTCAAGCGATGTGTGTTCAGATATGTCTCTGAGCAGATCGATAAAAAACGTATACTGGTGAGTTTTGGATAGCTCGTATAGTTCATCGGCCGCAGCCTTACTCATATACTTGACGCTGCTGACTCCCTTTGAGATAATGTTTTCTTCTTTATCAAAGAAATAATCCGCTTTAGAAAACCCATACTTAGGCTGAACAATACGGATGCCACGCTGTCTTGCCAACGCTGTCCCGTTTTGAATGTCATCTTCGTTTGCCGCATTGTTGAGAAACGAAGTGATGAATTCGATTGGATTGTAGTACCTATAGTAGGCGCACAGGTAACCGAGCAGACAATATGCAACTGAATGATTATCGTTTATTCGAATGTTTCCATTCGGACAGACTATATCTTCGGCCTGAGCCGTTCTTGCGCTTCCAGCAGAGACTCATCTTCTGCCGTACTCCCTTTTGGGATAGTCGTTACACCCTCCAATATGCTTCCCACGCAAACCCACCAGCGGAGAAGATGCGAAGATTGATGCACTGCAAAATCAGTCTCGCACTGATTCCAGTGATTCGCTCCGCTTCTGCGGCAGATTCATAAACCTCAATGATATCCCCGTCTTCTGTCATCTGAATGACCGGTATACCCCTTGGCTTGCGCAGATTGTTGTATAGAGCGTGGATGTTGTTATAGCTATATGTCGTCCACTCCAAATTGCTCACGGCATTATTAGTCTTATCACCGTCGATGTGATTGACCATCGGATATCCGTGTGGATTCGGAATAAACGCGGTTGCAACCAGAATATGTATGAAGGCCACATACGAAGTGCCGTCGCGCCGCAGGTTGACGACCATATATCCATTGCCGTCCTTTCCTTTGGTGCGCGTCAGTTTCATGTCTCTCCCCCGATATCTCCGAGACCATCCATTTTTGTCGTAGATGATACGATCAACACTTCTAACGCACCCTGCGTCGCTGACTTCATAATAACCTTCATATCCTTGGATCGCTTTCCAGAGCATTACAGCACCCCTCTCAATGGCTTGGCACGGTATCGCCTGCTACCCGTTCGACGGGCCGTAGGTTCTCTTAGTCAGAGGCTTCGTCCCCATATATACGCACAGGTTTGTATGTCACCTAATATGGAATTGGCCTATATCTCCTTGTAAGGCTTCATAGACCGGTCTTATTCATCTGATACCGTTAGCGCGGCTTACGCCGCACACCCCTGAGTCATAGGGTTCACAAGAAATGAGCTAATCAATAACCCAAACATATAGGACGATGCGTCCTGGATAATTTGCAAAAATTGTTTTGCTTCCTGTTCAGCCGTTTCACGTGGCTTGGTTGACTTTTCACAGTATCCGTTCAGGATCACAGGCATCCATTCATCCAGCAGTTCCATCTTCTTTTTGGCGATGCCGCGCCGGACAGAGTCCGCCTGGCTCCCGCTTAGTCCACATATCCTTTGCAGGAATTGGATGATATCCTCCTGATACACCAGATACCCAAGGTTGTCTTTCAGCAGATCGTCAATCAACTCAGATGGATTACTGTGCGGCTTCCTTGCCAGCAATTCATTGCGATATGATGCGCCAGATGGTCGGATGCAGGCTGTTACCAGAGACATGTCAAAAATGCTGTGCGGAACAAACTTTTTCAAGCTGTCGAACGCGAACGCGCTTTCAAACTGGAACAAACCGGCTGGGCTTTTTATCATATCGGCCCATACGGCCTCATCGTTCCAGTTGATTTCACTTGTCTTTGGGTACGGGCGTCCCATGTAGCTGCAAGCATCCCGGATGACCTGTACGGTCTTTAAGACTAGGAAGTCATACTTGGCTAAACCGGCTTCATGTGCTTCGTCCATATCCAGCATCAGACAGTTTTCCCCATCTTTTTCAAATACACCATAGTTGTCAACGAGCGTGATGGGGCTGATGACCATTCCGGCGGGATGGACGGACTGCGAAACCTTTACGCCGAACATGCCCTTGACATAATAGAACAACTCAGGATACTTCTTTGTTGTTGCGACACTGACAACCTCGTCCAGATGTTTCTTATAGAGGTCATCCTCTGTCATGTCATATTTCTCCATGAGCTCCTGCACATCTGCGCCGAATTCCTTTTTAATCTGGCTAATTTTCTCCAGCGACCAAGGATTATCAACGAGTTCGCCATGTTCCTTGACCCATTGGAAGGACAGATGCCGTCCAACGTCATCTATGACGCCCTTTCCTTTGATTGTGCCGAAAGAAGCAACGCGAGCGGTCTTATCCGTTCCAAACCTGCCAGTGATATACTCAAAGATTGCTGGCCGGTCTGACTTGACCACGTCAATGTCGATATCTCCAATCTCTACGCGATCCACGTTCGCAAACCGAGAGAATGCTGTGCGCCATGTCTCTGGGTTCAGGTCGATGATGTCGGTGACATAAGCCACCCTCGAACCGCCGACAGAACCACGAGCTGTACCGATTGCCATATTGTGCTCCTTACACCAGCAAATCAGTTCTGACATGGAACCCATAAAGCCCATCATACCTATCTTGTGGAACACATCCATCTCTTCGTCGATGGCGCTTCTGAACACATCCGCCTGTTCTGGCGGGATGGTTCCGTTAGATACCTTTTCTGCGAACATCCGCTCAACACGTTCCGCAAACTTCCGCTCATCCTCTTCCTGAGAACCATACAGAATGGGATATTTGATGGATGTGTCGAGCTTGAAATCCTCAACCATACTGTCAAGCAGATTTGTGTTTGCGATTGCCTCCAGATACACATCCTCGCTCAGAGCCCCTTGTTTGGCAAACATCTCAACCAGTTCGTCATAAGTCTTGTGGGTGAGATCGAAGTTATCCTCGTCGCCATATGTCTTACGCTTGGCGCCAAGCAAAATCCTCCGACACTCAGCTTTATATGGAGATGAACTATGTGTATCTGTTCCTGCGATCAGCGGAGTCCCAATTTCTTTGGAGAGAGCCAGAAGCCTTTTGTTGAAGGCGACTTGATCCGGATGGTCGTGCGCCTGAACCTCAAGAAAATCGTACTTGCGGGCGAGTTCCATATACTTTGGATGGGTAGATGGCAGCCTGTTCAGAGGAGATGCAAGACATGCGCTTGTTGATATGATGTTTCCCGAAATACCAAGAAACTCGTCAAAGGTAATGCGGTTGGTGTAGTAGAAGTGGTATTGGTCGCATGATTTGCAGACCAGAGCATTCAACTCTTTTACACCTTCCCAGTTCCTGGCAAGCAGCACTGTGTGGTAGTTGTCGCGGATACGCTCCCCGTTTGGACTCACCAGATGCTCTGTAAGGTAGATTTCGACTCCGTGTATAAACTTGATGCCGTTCTTGTCACAGTAGAGCTTCTTGGAGACCCATCCAAGAGGTTTCCCATGTTCCGTACTCGCTATTGCTGTTTGGCCGTTTTTGACTGCGAGATCAACATATTCCTGGAACTTTGTGCAGCTATCCAGTAAACTGTAATCCGAGTGCATATGATACGGGATGTAGTTGTTCATCGCAACCGCCCCCTTTCTTGGTAAAGCGACCGGAACACGTCTTCCCCCTTGTCTGTTGGGCTATCCTTTGGGTCAAGCGCATTGTCTCTGTTTCTGATCCAATACACCTGTGTGTACTGCCTAAGCTTCATGATGTTTGTATCTTCTCGGATATCAATCTCTGCGTCCAGCGCAAATGTGACCTTGACGCAAAGTTGGATCAGAATCTTGAACTGATATGGGTTGAGGTGCGATGTTAAAATCGCCCCAGTATTTTTGATTCCCCAACCATCAGCCATTATGACTGATTTTGCGCCCTCGAACAGAATAATCTCTCCGCATTTGCGAATTTCCTCGCTGTTATCTGACAGACCATAAATGGTGTCTAAAATTCCAATAGGCTGGAAATAGGTATACTTTCTAAGATTCTTCTCTTTGAAATGAGGGTCGAGCGTCCTGCCGCAGACACTGAAAATATTACCGCTTGCGTCTTTGATGGGATAAACGAGACGGTCTGAGAACGGGTCGTATCGCACCTGAAATCTCTCCATGGATTCCATCGTGATACCTTCTCGCTCCCAGACCGCAAGTTTCTTTACATTCCACTCATAACGGTCCATATAGTCCTTGGGAAGTATGGAGGTCTTTGACGCCTTCTTTTTTTGCGGTTTGCTCTGGAACCGCTTTGCAATAGATGTCGCTAAGAGTCGCTGCGGGGCTGTCGATGTGCCGCTTTCGGAAATTCCAGCGTAATCCTTCAGTATCCGCAGACCTTCCAAAAAATCGCAGTTGTTGTATGCGCGGATAAAGTCCAGGACATTCCCGCCTTTACCAGATGAGAAGTCGTAGAACCTCTGCATCTCCTGATTGATGGAAAATGACGGCGTGTTTTCATCTTTCAATGGGCTGAGGCACCAATACTCTCCGTCTTCTTTCTCCTGCGGATCACAAAACTGAGATATGTATTCCAGAATATCTACGCTTTCGATGATTTCAGATACTTCCACGCCATCACCTCCATTCATCAATACGGCATTTGCACAACGTGTTGCCGCGCTTCCTCATAGGAAATAAGATTGCCGCAGAAAGCCATGTCTATGTACTCGTCTGGCGCCATTTGTGGGCCGTTACGATTCAGAACTACTCTGAGTTTCTTATTGCCGCACTCAGGGCCGTCAGTCTCAATTTCTTCCGGCAGCTTGTCCTGTATGACTGCAATCGTAGAAGCATTGCGCCCGATCTTCGCGCTATCCGCTACCTTACCGGTCGATGTCGCTTGAGCTGCACCGATACCAGCGATGTTCATATCACCGCAGATTTGGTTCTTGACCATATCGACGAATCTTCCGAGTTCTTGGTAGCTGTCAAACGCATCGCCTTCGCCTTTCCCTTTGAAGTAATCCACAATTAGAACGTCAATGCCCTGTGTGTGATTAACCTTCTTAACGGTTGTAAAGATGCTCTGTGCATCGAACATCGGCATATAGAGATGGGTGAAACTTTTTGACTTCATCCACTCTTTGCAGGTAGCAATACGTGCTGCCTCCTCCGGCGAGTAGTTGCCGCTGCGAACCCTGTTGAACTCGATCTTTGCTAAGTGTGCCATCAGCCGGCAAGTAAAGAGCCGTGAGTTCAGCTCACTGTCAATATACATCACTCGCTTACCGCGTCTGAGCAAATCTACTGCACAGTTTAGGAGCATCATGCTCTTGCCCTGCTTGGCCTCTGCAGCGAAGATAACCAGCTCGCCAGGTTCAATCGTGACGTACTGGTTCAGGGTGGGGAACTTGAACGGAATACCAGACACACCGCTTCTCTGCCGCTGACATATCTGCTCCCATAGTTCGTCAACGACATCTTTATATTGCGGAACCTCTTTTGTCGTTGAAAACTGTATCATCACATCATCAAGCGTTGCATATATTTTCTGTTCGATTTCTGTTTCTGACTGGTTCTGACAGATACTCTGACATTCGCATAGCTTCTGATAGGTTGCACGCCGGAACGCAGAACTGAGCACGGCATCTGCAACGAGTTTGTATCCCTCTGGTGTGTTTCTCGCAATCGAGGAGGCATTGCCTATGAACTCCTCAACGCCGCGCTCTGTCAGGACTCTATCTGCCTTACCTTTCATCTTTTGATCCGAACGCAGGATACTCATAATGTTGTAGGCATCGATAGTCTTGACGTTTCGCTCCGCCAGCTTCTTAATCGCGTAGAAGATGTAGGAGTTCTGTTGGTTTGTGAAGTGCTGCGCCGTAAGCTGTTCTACAAGATAGATGTAGTCTGGATTGAAAACCAGAGATGCCACTACGCCGGCCTCACTGCTGATATCGCAAATCTCATTGATGTCCAATGCAATCACCTCCTGTTCATCTGGAAGTAACAGCAATCATCACTCAGGTCGCAAATGTATCTACACTTCCAGTAGTCTATCTTTGGCGACCAGTCTTCATTTCTCGTGATCGTATCAATGGATTTGAGTGCCCATTCTTTTGTCTTTTCAAATTCTTGCTCCCGGAAAGGCTCGGAGATCAACTGCCCCGTTCGGAAACAGTTGAACTCCAGCCTGACTGGGTATGTATGATAAAGCTGTTCCATCGGAACGCTATACAGGTAGAGCTGCCTCAGATAGGAGTCAAGCTCTTGGTCAGAAACTGTTGGCTTACCTCTGCCTGATCGCGGCTTCAACGCTCTTGACTTGTTGTCAATGATAACAAGTTCCCCATCGTCCATAGCCGCGCAGTCAATGATACCTGTAAATGGTTTGTCCCCAATGAAGAAATTAACCTTTTGCTCAATCCCGACTGGAGACAGATATGGGAAATCAATGTGGCTCAGGTACTCATACCCTTGCTCAAAATAACTCTTGAAGATTTTTCCGTTTGGCGCCTTCCCTCTGACGTTTTTCCTGAACCCAGCCAGATATGTGGCCGCCAATTCGTCTTTCTCCAAAAAACCACGCAAATATTGTTCAATCAGCTTGTGCATGAAACTCCCATAGTCCGAGAAGAACATGGGTTTCTTACTTGCTCTTTTGATATAGTTCAGCAGAAACCCATAAGGACACATCTCAAACTGACCGATCCGAGAGTAAGACCATGTGAAATCCGAAATGATATTCGAGTAATTCACTTAGTCTCACCGACCTGATCAGAAGGGGAGATCGCTGTCGTCCGCTTCGCCACCGTCAACATCGAATGCAGATTTCTTCCTGCCGCTGGCCTTGTTGCCGCTATCGCCGGATTTACTGCCGTCAGCCATCTCAAAGTCGAACACCTTATAGTTGACGTACTCCTTCTGCTTCTCCTTGTCGTATGTAGTACCGACATCGCATTCCAGAATCTTGATGCGATCCTTCGGCTGCAGGCTCTGCGCCATATCGTGTGCCTTCCCGATGAAGGTACAGAATCCAGAGAAATCCTGCTCGTACTCCCCGCTTGACTGATTCTTCCGGCTGGACGATAGACGAACCCTCGTTGTCTTGCCGGACTTGCTTGGCTCTGTGCTCCACACGGAGCAGAAACCACCTTGCCGAAATCCCATACTAAATCACTCCTTCTTTGTATTAGAAAACTCAGCCTTCAGCGCCTCCAGAAGTTCAGACGCTTGGGCTGAGGTTTCGATAGCGTAATAGTTCGCGCTCGGCTTCCCGTTTTCACGAACATATTTTTTTGTGAGAGCGATAACCTTCTGCTTTTCGTCAGGGTTCTCTCTCAGATATGTAGTCACCAAAGCGTGGATTTGCTCCACAATTTTTCCGGCGATTGTGCGGTCTTCCTCGCCTTCGGCGAACCGCTGTTTGCTGCGCCAGTCATCCGGATCTTCGCCATCCAGCGTAGCAATCTGGAAAAACTGGATCAGGAATTGGCGCAGACCGTATGTCAGTCCGCTGCCGAACGCCTGCGCTGGGTCTTGTTGGCTGCCAACAACAAACCAAGGGATTTGAAGCGTCTCATCAGGGTTATCATCGTTGACCCAGGTATATATGACGCGGGCCTGTGCGATGATCTCGTTATTCTGCTCCTCGTACTGCTGCCCGTCCTTGGTGAATTTTGTCTTCCCGTATGAGTATGGTGTGATAACCTCGGACTGCGGATCTACATTTGGGTACAGGGACACATTGTATTTGTTCATGCCAGCCGTCACACGCGCCAGAATCTCGTCAATAGATGTGTACCTGTAATTGAACCCCTTCTTGTTCTTCTGGATAACCTCGGTCATCTTACGGATCTTGGCAAGCTTCTGCTGAAGATTCAGTTCTTCTGCCATAGGATACTCCTCTCTGATGGTCAGTCGATGGAAAGCAGGGACTTGAAGTTTGCGATGACCCGCTCTGTTTTGTCCCTCGCCTCGGAGAGCCCGGCTTTTGTGGTCTCCAATTCCTTCTCGTATTCGCTGATCTCCTGCATCGTCTCAGCGATGTCATGGCTGGTCATCCCAAGACTGTCAATCGCATCGTTAAAGAGCTCGACAGCGTGGTCGAACCTAGCGTTGTAGAGATCGAGTTGGTTCTTCTTTTGCGCCAGAATATCCGGTGCTGAAACCGGCGCTGCGGGTTTTGTTCTGCCGAAAGGCATTAACACTTCCTCCTTAATCTTGTTTGCTTTCGAGTATGTATGTAGCAGCTTCGTCCGCTACATGGAGTGCCCACGCCAGCTTAAACTGTTCATAGGCGTTTCCAACGTCCTTGTTCCCGTCCCAGGAACCCATGTGGCAGTTGATGGCAGCGGCCTCTTCCGGTGTGAGCTTTATGAAATTCTGGACAATGAACACCGATTTGCTGCCATGACCACCGAAGCAGAACTTTTCTTTGATGGTGTACGCGTCATAGCTCTCCCATCGCCCATCTTCGTTCTTTCGGTTCCGTTTCTCGCTGGCATAGAAATTCACCTTACAGAGATCGTGGAACAGAGAGACGACGGCCACAGTCTCGTCACTTGCCTCAATCTCAGGGTAGGTGTGCAGGATTCGCCTCAGCTCGTCATAGACATTCAACGAGTGCTGGAGTAATCCTCCGGGGTGATTGCCGTGGAACCTTGTGCTTGCTGGAGCGGAGTAGAAGTCACTCTTCTCCAACCAGTCCATCAGATCTGGAATGCCGTCACGATGGATACTATCGCAAAGTTCCAGGAATCGCTCTTTTTCTGGCATAAAACCAACTCCTTTCGTTCTTATCCCATGGATATATAGGAACTCTGCATAGATAGGCGAAAGTCCCTATTCCAAGGCATTTATAGGCATACCCTAAATCAAAGTTCGCCAGAAAACTGATGTGGTATACCGGTCAACAGCATCGCTGTGTAACCCGATTAAAGATGTATGTATTTCTCCTCAAGGGCGCGAGGATTGCGATCCTTCCCGAGTTTGACAAACTTCCCATCCTTCAATTCATATAAATAGTAGTAGTCTCGCGCTGGCTTGGAGGTTGTGATATATCTGAGATTGCTGTCCTTGTCATAGTGCCCGACCCATACAATCTCTCCCTTTGGGTAGACAAGTCCCATCTTATCGCCTCATATAAAAGTATTGTAAAAGCAAAAGAAAAGGAGCAGCAGCTCCTTTTCCTTGCTTTATTTTGTTAAGTGAACGCGGCTTTCCAGCAAGCATAGTCATCGAAGAAGTCTCTTTTGAGCAGGTTCGCAACTTTGCCCCTGGTGTAGTTCCTGTGATACGTGCTGCCCATCTTGATAATGTGCTCTGCGATCAGGCCATCAAAGTTTACCTCTTCACCCATACGTTCCGCTTCGTATGCCCTGTAAAAGACACCAGACATTCTGATCTTACTGTACGTCAATTCAACCTCGTTGGCCTTGAACGCCTTTTGTATAATGCTCCGTACGGTCGTTGACTTTACCTGCTCTGACCGAATGCCCCGCATCAGGTACTCGCCAGGGAATCGGCTTCTTGTCTGCGTATACCTTGGGTGCTGGTACTTGAACGCCGTCGCCTCACATGCCATTCGAAACGCAGGTATCGCCTCACGATACAGCTCGAACGATTTCCCGCCATGCTCAATCAGCATAGCTCCGAAGTCCACTTCGTTAACCTTCACCTCTATCGTTTCAGGTTCTTCAAGCCCAGCAAATGCCATCCACAGGTAGCAGCGGTAAATACAGTCTACTGTTTCCTCTTCCACTGGTGAGAACACCTTGTCGAGCACAACCTGCAAGTGTTTTGGCGATGCAACCATGTAGCGCTTCATTTTCTCGTCCATTTGTGTCTGAACGGAATAGATGCCATCACAGGCCGGATATCCCTTCTCCTTGCACCATGTCACATAGGATCGCAGAAAGGCAATCGTTGAATCCATTGTTCTTGTCCTTGATCCGAAGTGACTATTCGCAATTTCCTGCAGAACCTCTGTTGGAAGCTCACACAGATCTTGACCTGTCTTCTGTTCATATGGCTCCGTTGTCCGGAATACAGACTTCCCGAAATCAGAGGAACTCCTTGTCTCCTCTATGAACGCTGTTTTACGATCTTCGTTATACATGACGACCTCCTATGCCACGCTCACTCTGTTCAGTCTGACAGATTTCCGCCAGACATCCAGCAAATCAGCTTCGTCCAAGAAGGAGACTGCGGCCGTTGCAATCAGGCTTGCCTTTGCAATCTGCTTCATATACTCGTCGGATAGTTTGGTGATAAACCCGCCGATCCGTTTCTTTGACATCTTTTCAGGGTTCTCACATAATACCATGCTATCCTTCGGAATGCCGGTATCCTCCGCCGTCACGAGGACATGGGTAGGCTGTCCAGTTTTCTTGAGTACCTTGGTCATAGGAAGCGCAATCACGTTAGGGCTATGCGCGTTGCCGACATTGTTTTGGAATACCACGCCAGGTCTCCACCCGTTCTGTTCATTCCCGCTACCTTCGAATTTCATATAGTAGACTTCCCCGATCAGAGGGGAAACACGCTCTGCTTGACGAGTCTCGCTCATAATTCAATTCCTTTCTTTGATTTTATGAGCCAATTATACCACAAGCGGGAGCGTTTGTCAACACTTTTTTATGAAGAAATTTTTTAGGCGCAGTTCAGCACATATTTGACCGGTATAGGGTCGTTTGAGAGGGTAAAATCGTTACAAACGAATATATACGACTGGTATCCGTCTGTTTTGCCGCGTTTCTTGATAGCCTGGATGTGGCTAAGGCACAGATGACCACTACTGTTTTTCAGCGCGATATAGGGGGAGGCAGACAGAATCACAGCAGCATGATTGAACAAGGTGGAGAATGTGAGCGGACTAAGAGGGTCATCAAATACAAGCTGGAAGCTGTTATACGACCCCAGCTCTGCACGGAACTGACCAAGAGACATGTTTGACTTCATTGAGTACCTCCCGAAAAGTGATTGATTTTGCGGGAGCCTCGTGGTATACTACACCCGTCAGGTCATATTTGCGGTATGATCTGATCGTAGCATTGCGCTGCGCCCGCTTTTGGTTTTGGTGTATTCCTTTCTTGCGGGAGAAGAAGTAGGCGTTTATGGCGCCTGCTTCTTTCTTTTTGCACAAAGGAACTTGACATACAAATTGTTTTGTGGTAGTCTGCGGATATAACATCTTGTTTGTGCAAGAAAAGATAACACAAACAGCTTGTAATGTCAAGACCATTTTTCGGAGGTGTATTCATGGACTTCAGCGAAAACCTGAAAACGATCAGGTTAGGCAGAGGTATGACTCAGAAGTCCCTTGGCCAAAGTATTGGCGTGACTCCGGTCACAATAGGGAACTGGGAGAGAGGCGCGAGGCAGCCGTCTTTCGATACCCTGATCCAGCTTGCAAATATACTTGGCACGAGTACAGACGAACTTCTTGGCCGACCTCTCGCCACCACAGAATCTGCTTTAGATATAGCAATCAGCGCCCTGTCGAAAAAATACAGAGCGCTGGATGCACATGGCCGCAATCTGGTCGATACAATATGTGCAATGGAATATGAGCGTATCAATCAGGACGCGAAGATTATCAAACTGCCGCTAAACAGGAGTGAACAGCGTATCTCCAGGAATAGATACATCCCGAGGTATCTATCCCCGCCGGCGGCTGGCTTCGGAACTCCGCTGGAGGGAGAAGACTTCGAGATGATTCGTGTGGACGACAGCGTTCCAGGTGATGCGGACTATGCCGTCTGTATTTCTGGTGACAGCATGGAGCCTTATATCCATGACGGAGAATTGGTCTTTGTCAAAGAAACGACGGACCTTGATGAAGGCGATGTAGGAATTTTCAGTGTAAACGGTGAAATGTACTGCAAGCAATACTATCTTGATGAAGACAGAAACCTTCACCTGCTTTCTGCAAATCCAAAACGTTCTGACTTGAGCGTGCATGTCCATAGCGACAGCGGATACACAGTACGGTGCTGCGGGAAAGTATTACTGGACTTCGATATTCCGCTGTCAGACAATTTTTGATGGTTAGAGTCCCCTGTGTGTTAGGCTGTAGGCATGAGCGACCGCTTCTTGATAGGCTTTTTCCGTCTCATAATCCGTAGGAAAAATCTCTACACATGTACCATGCGGAGTTCTGGATCGCCATTCTTCTCTGCGGGCCGTCTCCGTGTTCATTTCACGAGCCTTGTCATCACCAACAAATTTGCCGCAAAATTCTCCTGGGATCTGATAGTCCGGCCACTTTCCGCCGATGAGCTCCACATATGCTGGATCACTGTACTGCTCACCAGCGTCATAATACTTCCAGCCCTCCATAAGAGATATCTGCCTGATGGCAAGAATAACATCCCAGCTATTTTTCCCTCTCCGAACAGTTCTGCGCACAAGATGGTTAAATGCGGTTCGCTCTTCTGCTGATGCGCTGTATGCCATCCGTTTAAGTTCATTCTGCCGCGTCAGATTATATCCTTTTTGCTTTGAATTTTGCTGTACCGCATACCTCGTTGCACTCTCGTCCGCACACTTCCCCAAAAAGTGCGCAGGCCCGGCTATCAAGAAAAACAGATCGTCAATACCAAACATTTGTTCTATCACACCTTACGCGATTGCTTCATTTATATTTTCTTTCGCTTCGTCAATCTTATCAATGGCATCCTCCAAACTGTCGATAGCACTTTCCATGCTTTCGTACCGGTCACTGTTCTGGAGATTTTCCGGAAGATTGTCAAGGCAATCCTGCTCCTCATCCTTCGCGTCCCGAACAATGTCAATCGCTTGATCAAGAAGGCTTGTTGCCTGTTTGAGCGACGTACGTCTGCTTTTATTCACTATGCCACCTCCCATACATCGTTCACAGTCGCACCTATCATAATGCCGTCAAACTCGGATGGCTTAATATCAAGCACATCCATATACTGTAGGATCTCCACAAACTTCTTCATCCAGTCACGATACAAGTCCAGAGGAGGAACCTCGATCTCGATCCTCGCGTTGACAGACTCTGGCTGTATGTCCAGACATGTAATATCGCCGTCATTATTATCCGCAAGATTGTTGAAGAAATCGTACACTTGTCCAAATTTCTCCATACTGTGTTCATTTACAGTATACTTTCCGCCACACGCTGAGAACTTCTCCTCAATCTGTATGGCAAGATCATGTGGGCACGCGAACGACACGCATTTCTTCATTTCAGACATTTCTTATAAACCTCCGTAGCTTTCTTGTTACATTATACCTGCTATGTATCTGATTTTCAACCGCAATTACGGGAGAACCTGACATTTTACCTCTAACCGTACGCTTGATCCCGGACGGAGCATAGATATAATTGAGTTGACGACTGTTTCGGGCTTGATGACACCCTCGAAACTTAAACTGAACGCCGTCATATCCATACCAGATGTCTGTCTGCTAATAGACAACTCTGGTGCGGACTGTTCTGGCTTCGGTTCAAGAGCAGCTGGCACAGCATCGTCGTCCGCGCCGCACAGGAACCTCTCAAACTCTGCCCTGTTATCTCTCGACATACGTTTCCCACGAGAGAACTCTATGCCAATTTCCTGATTGCCGCAAAACCGCGTAACAGTCTGCGAAGTAATGCCAAACATACGCGCCAAATCAGACGCTGTGGTCGAGTATTTGTCAATCAGCAGCAGGAGATACTCTTTTTGGAGAGCAACCGGCATCTGTTTGAATGCCTCCCAACCCATTGGTTTACCAAGTTCATAGGTCACAACTTCACCACACCTTTCTATCCACTGTTTTCTGGTCATGCGATCCGTTGACATTGGGCACTTTCTACTTTTGCTTCCGCCTTTTTTATGGAACGCCTGACGCGCAAGTCGCTTCTTCTGCAGAACCTCATAGTCGAAATCATTCATACTGAGACCTCATGTGAGCTGATAACTATATTTCTTCTCCAAGGTATCGTCAGGTGTCCACTCGTCCAGCTTTTCCGGATCGAAATCATCGTATATAATCTGCGCACGACATTCCTGCATCCGCCCGTTGACAAAGAACTTTTGCCAAAGGTCTTCTTGGCTTTCGCCCTGGCCGCTAAGCCAGAATACCATGCCTGGGAATCTGGCAGACAGGATACGCATATCTTCCTCGTGGTCATACCACTTTGCATTGGTGTAGTATGAGTCCTTGATATTCCCGTCTGAGAAGATATTCATCCTGTCAATTTCTTCATCAACCAGTTGTTCCATGATCGGTGAAATCTTATCTGACAGTTTCATTGGACCGGCAGGAACTTCATAGTCTACGGTGCTGTAGACGCTCAGTGTATAGTCAGTGTAGTACCCCATAATTAACCTCCTCGTAGCTCTTTGACCGTATCAACGATAGCCTGTATGGCCTCGTTGATTTCCTCGAATGTGGTGTACTTCGATACGGAAATGCGGATAGAACCTCTCGCTTCATCGTCGGTTAGGCCGATGGCAGACAGTACGTGGCTTGGTACAGCATAATGTGCGGAACAAGCAGAGCCGGCCGACACCTCAATTCCCATACTGTCAAGCACCATAAGAAGCGTTTCGCCATCCACTCCATCGAAACGGATGTTGACAGTCTTTGAGTTTGCAAATGGTGTTCCATTGATATGTGCATCGGGAATCTCGGACAGAATTTGCTGCTTGACGTGCGAAAGCATTTCTCCGTAAACACAATCTCCGCTTAGATAGCTCTTATGAGCAATCTGCGCCGCCCACCCCATGCCAACAATATACGGCGTGTTATGTGTCCCCCCACGCAGGCCGTACTCCTGACTTCCGCCGTATATGACAGGATGAAGCATCTCCTTTCTTGACGTATACAGAAAACCAACGCCCTTTGGCGCATGTATCTTGTGCCCTGAAGCAGACAGGAAATCAATGAAGTCCCGCTTTACATCAATGCCGGTCTGGCAATATCCCTGCACACAGTCTGTATGGAACAGTACGTTGTTTTGGTGACAAATCTCTCCAATTTCATGGATTGGATACAGGTTGCCCGTTTCGTTATTGACAGTCATCACAGAGACAAGACCGGTTCTATCACAGATGCTTGCTTCCAGCAGTTCAATATCAATGCTTCCATCTCTGCGAACAGGCAGATAGGTAACATAGAATGTGTCATAAAATGACTGTTTTAGACACTCCAAAACGGAGTGGTGTTCCACCTGTGTTGTGATGATATGATTCTTACCGATTGACTTCAAGTATTCCGCGACCCCGCGAATTGCAAGATTGTTAGCCTCAGAACCGCCGCCAGTAAAAATGATATTGTTCGGGTCTGCCCCGATTGGAGCTGCAACGTATTTACGGGCGTTCTCCACGGCCTCTTCCGCTACGCGCCCCGCGAAGTGGATACTGCCTGGATTCCCATAAAATTCAGAGAAGTATGGAGACATCGCCTCCATAACCTCTGGTGACACTTTTGTAGTGGCAGCGTTGTCGAGATAAATCATCTGGAACCACCTCCTTGCGTTTTTCTGAATTTGTGTTATACTTGTGACACTACATGATAAAGGAGTTTGTATATGCGGACTTGTAAAATCCTGCTTATCTCAATCATATCGGCTATAGCTATGTTCATCATCTCAATCAATTTCGTGTTCAAAATTCCAGCATCCCCTGGATATGAGGATGATGCAATGCTCATTACTTCGGCTGTTGGAGTTGCTCTTGCCTTGATTGTTGCATTGGTCGCCGCACTCATTAGTAACAAATTACTCCCCAGAACCAATAAGAGCGATCTTGAGAATAAACTCAAAGACCTAAGTTCCATGCGCAAAAATGGAACAATTACTCAGGATGAATATGAAGCTAAGCGCAAACAACTGATTGAACGATATTGATAGGATCAAGAAACCCGCCTGATGGCGGGTTTTCTGTTCCCAAGCAGTTCTTTACGGGCTATGTACTGTGCGTCTCTGATGACTCTTGATGCCCACGACCGGCTGAAACCATAGATTTCGGCAATCTCTACAGCTTTGAACCCATCAAGGTGCATTTGGAATGCTTCGGCATCTCGCTCTGATAGTTTCTTTTTGACGGAGGACAAATCGTAGTCGATCTCGCAATAGCCCTCCTCGATGACTGGTATCAGATGTCCAACTGTAATGTCACTTCCGGATTCTCTGTCGGTCTCAATCACACGATCAAGCGACTCCACACACCCAAGCTTCCATTCGTTGTTGCGGTTCTGCAGCTCATGCACGATTGCGTTATAGATACACTTGCTCGCAAACGTAGAGAACTTACTTTTCCCGCCGTCAAACCTCTCGCAAGCCCTCCATAGGCCAATTCTGCCGCACTGTATAAGATCTTCGTCGGCGCGATAGTCGTAGAAATACTTGTTGATAATGAAATATACCAGCTTTTCATTATCAATAATTTGATGTTCAATTTCTTGGTTAGACACAAATACCACCACCTTTGCGCAGCCAGCAGGTTTATGACACCTTAGTTAAATCTCCAATCCAAAACAGCCATTTCGGTTCGGTTTTATCTTCAACAAGGCATACAATACTTTGACGGAGCCTCTCATCATATGCGACAGTGAAAACTGTTTCAGTGTTTTCTTCACAGAACTTTCGGTATGCAGGCAGTTGTTGCTGATAGCCAGGATGCTTCATGATGGCATCAAGGTTAAGCTTTACTTTGTCACCCTCTTTGATTGGCCAATCCCCTTCAATGGCGGCCTTGAACTGGTTGGCTATTTTTATGTCATTGAGAACGCCCATAAACGTTCCGTTCTTTGCCGTACGCCGTCTTTCTTCACGATTCATATAGCACCTCAATGATTGTCATTATCTGTATGAACATAAACGCCTCGACCGTAAACGAATTCAATCACATCAACACCATATTCATCCAAAAATTCTTGCGTTGTCATGTAATCCTCATGGCTTTGATGATCAATGTATCCACCATCAATTCCGTCCAACATGACACCTTTACAACCGGCGTACTTTGCAACCGCATCGCTGATCATCTTGAAGTCTTTCGTCTTCATGAACCTCTTGATATCATCCGGCTGGGAATACTCGTCAGACCAACTGTGGACGCTTGGCGGGTTTTTCATGTACGCCATTGTCAAAAGATAAGACAGCTTTGCATCTTGATCTCTGTATGTCTCAATCTCCCACCCAAATTCGTCAAGGCTTGCATGGATATACCCGTCGTTTCCAACCGGCATCCAGTTTTGCTGAAGCCCTTTACCGCATCTCACAGAAACAGAATGTGTACTGCTGCTGTTTGTCTCAAATACGCCGTTTCTAATTTGCCTCATTTGCTTTCTCCTCCTTAGCGGTAGAAATGATTTCGTTGAGTGTACGTGGAGTATAGTCCATCCATGGCATCATCGCACCAACATTGAACATATTGCATTGACGGTCGTATAACTCCTTCATTAAGAATTTGGTATGTTCCATCATGTTATACTCAAACGAATTATGTACGTGCCCGTAAAGGTGATACCAGCCATAGAAATGATTCTTGAAGCATGGAATTGGGTAGTGGCATAGCACAACCTTACGATCCTTGTCTTCAATTTCCATATACTCGGATACCTTTACGAACTGATCCACGAACCTCTTGATATGACACCTGTCATGATTCCCTTTGACCAGGAAAATCTCTCCGGCCAGAGAATTAAGAATCGGGATTGCTGTGTCCGCATTGCACCAGAACATATCGCCAAGCACATATACGGAGTCGCCAGGCTTAACTACACTATTCCAGCGTCCCACAAGAGCTGTATTCATTTGCTCAATAGTTGTGAACGGGCGATTATCAAAGGCCAGACAGTTCTTATGACCATAGTGCCAATCCGAGATATAAAACTTTTCAGGCATTGCGCATCACCTCATTCCCGCCCTTACGACTCTTAAACCTGTCGTCAACGATAAGATTCTCGCCAACAATCATCCCGCCCGCAATAGCTGATCCAAGAAGGTACTCCGGCTTGCTTGCAGGGCACTCTGAACACGACCTGTTCTCATAGGGGCCGCAACTGCCGTTTCGATAACACGCCATAATTGCCGCCTCCTTTCAATTTAACGTTTTGACCATAGACCAGCAGCCGTCCATGAATACCTTTCTATATCCATATCTGGAAAGCGCCTTTTCGTACATACGAAATCGTTTTGAGTCTGTTGCGCAGACCACAATCTTCGTGTCTTCCACCTTGTCTGTCGGAACAAATTCTTCAAACTCCAGAAGTCTGTCACGACACCAAAGCAACGCTTCTACTCCGCATCGTCCGGTCATCTTATACTCGATGTTATTGTTCTTGTTATTCTCAAACCATCCATTCAGGTTCTTCTTTTTGTCCGCAACAGCAAAAGCCACATAATAGCAGGTAGCGCGCTTCGTGTGAAAGCGGAAGAAACCAACCATACAGTATTGTCCGTTGGATAACTTGTGTCTGGAATAGAATCCCTCGCTTTCTTTGTTCCATGTGAAGCTGGATGCGGGCTCCATATCAACCGAACCCTACGACATGCAGGTCATCGTCAATCATTAGATCGATTTCGTCTGACTCCAAGTCAGCCACCTGCTGCACAGCCGCAATAATACGGTTGTGAACCTCTTGGATGTTCTTGGGCTCAGTATCTCGCATCTCCCAAGGCATGGAGGGTGGGTAATAGAAGTAGTAGCTGCCCTCGCCATCATCACCATAAGTGATGGAGTCTGTATCATCGCAATGGGTCAGCAGGTCAGCAATATTATCGAACGGTTGGCCGTACAGATAGTCTTCAATATCGAGCGAACTGAAGTCTCCGGAAGCGACCATGCGTTTCAGTTCCGTCACCGTTCCCGGCTCCTGACCAAGCTGCTCAATCAGGAACTGCGCAAGTTTTTCACTGTTCAGGTACGGAATAATTTTGTCGGTGTCCAGTCCGACGCCTTCGATCATCCAATAGCTCATACTCATGCCAGCATTCCTCCTTAATGTTCGTTGAAAATTACCTGCTCTCCTCTCTGGAGAGTCCAGCATCCATCGTCTGTGCAAGCGCACTCAGTACAGTTACCTCCGCAAAGTTTCGCGTCATCTCTCGCGGTGGTAGAGCCGTCGCGGTATCTGACATGAGCCTCGGGGAGCAGAAATGGGTTCTGCATCTCAAGTCCAGTCCATGCGCTAAGGATCATATGTAAATTTGATGGGAGAACGGCTCCACCTGAAAGATAATCGTTCACCAACTCATACTTCTTTGTGAAGCATAAGATTTGGCAATGCTGGTTTCTCTGCGCGACATCGACCATCCGGATCAAATACGTGATGTCGGGAATATCGCCCGATACGTGGAATCTAAAAAATCGAGACAGCATGATTGCCGCCTCGACCTCTCTCCAATATGTATCTGGATCGCTCTGAAGAACATCCAGGTTTCGTTTGTACGCCGCCGCTACTGCCGGTCGCAGACGTTCCAGCTTCCTCGCATAACACTTTTGCTGACATGCGCACTTCCGGCACGTTACCACAGATGGAAGAGATACGCTGGAGATCTTCCCCATCTTCTTGTTTGCGCTGCTGATACTTACCTCGCTCACCGTCACCACTCCTTCTTATGTTTTCGTATCACAGTCAAACCTCCGTTTAAGTTCAAATATTCCTCTTGATTCGCCATTATAAAAGCCCTTAAACGGCCTGTTAATCTGGCGCTGTAAATCTTCAAGTTTACTCCAATACTGCGGAAGATAACGGTAGATATTCCGCAGTTCCTTCAGGTTCTTGTTTGCACAGCACCAGCATGAAACTCTATCGAGGATGTCGTACAGATCTATTGTACCGGATTCTGTTTCTGGAGACTTTTCCTTCCAGCTCCATCCCCTATTCCTGCAATAAGAAAGGCAGTCTGCTTCTGTCATTCCCCATTCAACAAGCGGCAAAAGCTTTCCTTCAGATTTCTCCTTCTCAAACCGTTCTGGTTCATCCGCTGCAATCCCAACATAGTCTGTAACGTCATCTGCCAAAGATTTTTTGAACCTCCGGATCGCCGCTGTCTTCGCAGTTGTTCCCCAGCGGCATCTACCGCCGCACCACGCATATCCATAATGACACGATCCATCACGGGACCTTACCGGCCTTTCTAACATGGAATACAGAAATGGTTCAGCCGGGTATAGCTCAATAAAATCTATGCCAAGGCTACACAGTATCGGCTTCATTTTGTCCCTGATGCGATATATTGCGTCAAATTCCATTCCCGTATTATAGAAAACAACGGCATCCAGAGGTTTCTTTTCTTCTACCAAACGCAGCAACATGGAAAGTGAGTCCTTCCCGAAGCTGACGCTCGCTATATATTTCATACCGACCACAACCGAATCTGGCTGAGGTCAACCGCCTAATCCTCCCAAGCTTGTACTTACTGGTTTGTACTCACGCTGTAACAGGCAGCTTTACCATGCACTTTTCAATCCTACATGAACCTGGTTTACCAGGATTGGTATTATCTCCTTTCTCTGTTCATCATGCGTACACCGCCACCGGAATTGTGGACATCCCACATTCCTTGCACGCAATGTATGCGGTGTATCCATCGAGGAGGATACCTTCATCGTCGATATCGACCTTCGTTCGCACGCAGCCATAAGACCGCAGCTCACGCCTGCGCCGCTCAACCTTGTTCTCATGCGGCTGATGAAGCTCCATCCAGATCGGAATCCTGACACCCACAATATCAATGTTTTTCACAACAGCAATGATATTGCGCAGCGGCGTGGTGGCGCCATTCTCCGCCGTTACGCGTTCTGCATCCTCGCCTGACAGAACAGGCGATACAACGCAGCCCGGGTTGTTTCCTCGCCTTGTTTCACATATCACATTGGCGCCTTGATGGATATGCGGCAAGATGCTATCTGGGACAGAAAAACAATATTTCTTCGTCTGCTGTTCGCTATGCTTTACGAGTACGATGTTCATTGTGATTCCTCCTATCATAATAACCGTTTGATGGTTTGCGTACAAAAATGTTTCAATTCTTTGACCTGTCCCATTGACAACCTTTGCGCTATCGCTTATACTGGGAACATCTTTCAGAAAGGTGGTATAACAACATGGCCGCTAAAAGCGTTGAGGAAAGAATCGCCCTTATTGAGGACAAAATCGCCAAGAAAAAATCAGAGATCGAAGCCCTCGAAGCGCAGAAGCAGAAGCTTCAGCATCCGGTCAACATGAAGACTGTTATGGCGAAAGCCAAAGAGGCTGGCCTTTCTCCGGAAGAGATCGCTGAAAAACTCGGTTTAGAAGTCTAAGAAAAAGCCCGCCCAGTACATAGATACAGGGCGGGTGTTTTCATAAAAGTCAGGTTTTATAATCCGGTCTGTGTGCTTCGGAAGTTGATAGGCTTGCTAGTTCTTTTGTTAACACCGTGACCGACAACATGGACGCTGTAGTCCTCCCATTTCTCGCCATTCTTGTTGTACTCAGTATCGTCATCGTACACACCTTCCTCGCGCTCTACCACAAACTGAACAGTCCCTTTGAAATCAGGGATCAGCGTCGTTGTCCATGTCCGCTCTTTGTGATAGTCGAAGTCTGGATTATACTTGATAACTTCATCCAGCAGAAAAACAGAAACGAGCCCTGCATCTGCGCAGAACTCGCCAATAGATTCCTTGGTATCTGTATTGTAGACCGTACAGCCCCAGTCGCCATAAATGGTGTCGCGGGTCATAAAGTTCTTGATGCCTAGGTCTTCCATGTTTTCGCCGTAGTTACACGCCGCCCAATCGTCCTCGGTGATAGGTGTTGTACCATGGTGCTCAGCACGCATAATGTAGCAGGGGTCTGTGATGATGATGTCGCCATCGAATTCAACTTTGTCTGAATCAAGATATCTGTCCAGCCCACGGCGAATCATATAGAGTATCGACTCATACTTTGCAACACCAGTGTTTTTGACAAAGCCCATAATGTCGAAATAGTTGAGTGCAAAATCCTTGTCGCCCTTATGGTTCTCATATAGCTTGAGCCTTGCGGCTGTGTCGAAACAACTGTACGGATTACCGTCGTGGTTATCGAGAAGCGCGATCAAGTCTTGTTTGTCCTGTACTGTAAATAGTTCAGAAGCATTGATTGTTTCAGCGATTTTGTCTCGCATAGACTGTGCTTCCAACATAAGTTGCTGTTTTCTGGTATCAACCCATTGCTTGTCCATTCCGTCCTGGCCACCTTTCTCTTTAATTAAATATCACATCTTTGTTAAACTTTTCTTTGAATAGTCTTTTGGCAAACATCATGTGAGCTTCTACTTGCTCGATGTACGGAATACTGGTGTCATATCCAAAATATAGAGTAAACAGCAGAGCATCTAAAAGCAATCCATTGATTTTGCTTTTATCCATCCTGAAAGTTACCTCTATCAATCCGCCAATCAGTCGATTCCACGCTTGCGTCATTTGTTCGGTCTCAATAATCTTGAACTCGTCGAGCCATTCCTGCAACGTCCACTGCTTTCCATCCTTGCAGCTCGGCTGACAGGTTCTTGGGTTCAGGAAGTAATGAAATGTGTTGTCCCTCAAGTCATAGAATCGGCCAAGAGGATACAGCGCACAGACGGCAGGCTTATTTTGATGTACCATACAGCGGCCTTTCCGTAGTAGGCGACAGCTTCCGTCAAGCCGCTCTTTCAATACAAGGACCGGCATATGTGAACCGTCGCCGATGTACCCCTCTGTATTCTCTTCGATCACCTTTTGCATCGTTGTGTTCAATGACCGGGCAATCCTGTAAATGTCTGCTCCGGTCAAAATAATGGGTTCGTCTCTTTTTCGACAGCAGTTACCACACATTTTGCACTCGAAATGGAATGTGTCTTCCGGCTTCAGTTCATTCTTCTTCCAGATCTCAAGTTCTTTTTCTGAAAATCCCATGATTTTGTCTCCTATCATTCAATTTCTATATCTCCTGAAAAGAGATATGTATGAATGACTGAAACCAGAAACCACTTACATGCTTCTTACAAGTTCGTCAATATGTTCTATTAACAACTGCCGAAGCTCTAAAAGCTGTATTTTCGAGGCGGTCTTAATACTCGATTCATTTGGAATAGCGAGAACACGATTACTTGGGAAGAATGAATGTACTTGCTGATATAGATTGCGGAATAGGTCGATATCTGTTTCTCCATACACATATTCTAACACGATCACTTCTTCTGGCTGCACACAAAGCATCTCTACAGAGCACATTCCACACACAGACGAAACGGCCTGCTCGATAATATCATCTTTATCGTCATATGGGCGACTGGTGTCAATCCGCGAGATCACTTTGACAACATCATCTTTCTTAACTAACCCGTCTATTATTCTCATATTGCTACCTTTGATCTGCGATTCCACATATGTTGTACCGTGCATCTATCTTGTGCGTATCCTGGGTCGATATTCGCAGTGCAGTTGCAGCAAAACACGCCAAATCGTTCCCCTGCGATATGGTTATAGGAATAATACACAACTTCTGTTCCTTCACAGAATGGGCAAGGGAGAAGTTCAAAGTCGCTTCCTTTTTCAGGCTTCCAGATATGCTCTACTCTCTCCAATTCCATTGAAATTCACCACCAATCTCCTGTTACGCCTTTCTCATTCCTCCGCGAAGGTCGAGCTTTCACGGGCAGTCCGCAAACTCCGAGGGTATAAATTCGTTCTATCTCGCACCAAAATAAAGACCGTTCCAAATTGGCATACAGCCAAGATCTTCTTTGCCGGAATTTTGACAATCTTTGGTTTGGCACAAACAGCAAATATTGTATGTCATTATGACCGATTCTAATGCGTCTTTCGTCCGCCTGTGCCCACATCTGTCGTATTCGGATCTATACAAGCAATTCCCATCTGACTGGAATCTGCACTGCTTAAATCCACATGGCGGTAAATCAATCCTCATATCTTTCCTCCAAACAACTTATCACTGAATATGTGGGTATGGATTTGCACCATACATAGAACCGATTATTTCCTGCACGAGCATCCCGGCGCGGGGCTACTTCACCCTTACCGTCAAAGCGGTATTACACCAATGGGAGATTCGAACTCCTGTCTGCTCCCACCTCTCGTTATAGCGTCTACCTATGATTCTTTCTCCTGTACGGTACTTAAAACCCTGCTTGCATCCTCATAGATTTTTGAGAATCCACTGATGGTAGTAATGGCAGCTCGCTCAAATTGCCGGTCAATTAGTTTATCGTATTCCACCGCCACATCTCCAACCTGAACCATCTCCAAAGCAAAGCGTTTGTCGATTCCAATTACTGTATTTTCGGGTACAGCACTGGAACGAATCAGCGTAGACCCAAATGGCATGGTGATACAACACGGATGTTGAAGACCAAACCCAACAGGCAGGCTTTGGAGCTCTGGCATTTTCAACAAGCTGAGAGCCACACCATTAGAGACGAGAATGGTATTCATTTCGTATGGGTCAAATCGTGCCCAAAAATCCAGCAGCGTATTGTATCCGAAGATAGACCCGTTTAGCGATGTGACCTCGGCAGCCTTACTATCGCAGTCGCCATTAACAAGAACATCCACGGCATCCTTCAAACGCGGATGGGCGATGTAAGAACCGATTTGACGCAGGGTCACGGAGAATAAGTCCAGCTTCTGTGCGCTAACCGTATCGTAGCTGGAAACTAACAGCCGCCCCCGCCTGCGCAGCTTTGTCCGAGTGCTTCCAATCTGTTCCTCGTTATCGACTTTCGTTACAGAGGCGGTAATCATCGGAACTACATCCGATTCCTCCATACCACGCCGCACAACTCTTGCAACGTATTCAGGGAAAAGTACCGCCGAATCTGATGTAGCAAAAAATTTGTCAACCGTATCCGACGCAGAACCCTTTACTCTGATGTCGAAGCGCTTGAGTTGTCGTTGGAAAGCATCAAGCCCCTCCAACGGTGTGCCAATATATCTGTCGCTTGGGTCTATATCTTCCAACACTTGACTAAAAGAACGTCCTGGCTCTTGGTACATACCCTTTTCCAACTTGAAGTTATTGTTCATTTCCCCTCCGCTTCTCAGCCCACTTTTCCTGTTCTGCATACAGGTCAATCTTTGCCCACTTGAGAGCATTTCGGAACGAGTTTGCCAGTCCCTGATTATCATGGCAGGCCCAGCGAAATGCCATGAGCATCAGTGTGATACTATGTTCGTTTGGCTCCTTGATGTATTTCCCGAGGTGCATCCAAAAGAGCTCCGACATATCTCCATGTCTCCACTCAGAAAAGTCAGACGCTTTCTGGACACTATGACTTTTCTCATCTAATTCCGCATGGAGACGCTTATCGACACAGTCATCACAAAGTGCAATATATCCATACTTTCCGTAGGTTGTGTAGGTGTGCTTGCCGCAATCGACACAATCCATATTACTTCACCTCCAGCTTAACCCCACAATTCGGGCAACAATTAACAACGGGCGCATCGTCTATACAACAAAGCACCCGTATCAAACCTTTATTTCCGTCCACCTCTGGATGTTCATAGATTTTGGATAAAAGCAAATCTTTATCAATTAGCTTCAAATTCATCACCAAAGTTCTGTTTTATTGTTTCTTCTGCTTCCGCTTCATTTTTTCTCGGAATGCAAGGTATCTGCGAGTGTAGTCATAACTCTCTCCGAAGATACTATTTGCGGCCCGGAGCAATTTAGGTTCGTGCTGCTCTATCGACTTTAACTCGTCTTCAAACCGCTTTCCGAATGGACAACCAAAACACCCAGTACGGGCTAAGCCATACTGGGTGTAGCATCTGCTATGTGTGACACCATAGTGCTCACAATATTCCTCTTTATCATTGTCCCTTAGCCAAAACACTGGGCGGAAGTGGTCGATATCATCGCCATCTGAAAAACACGTTTTGTATGTTGCGGAGCGTATCCCGCCTTCCGACTGCCTGACACCAATGCAAGACAGGTCATAGTCACCGTTCTTAATGAACCGCTCAGACACTTTCTTCTTTGCGTATGTACAGCATTTATCAGAGATTCGGAATGACGGCGGGTTGATTATCATGAACTCTTTCAGATATGGTATTCGTTTGATTGCATATTGTGTGGTGCTTCCTGTGATTACGTTACACCACCATTCCAATGCGGTTTTGCATCTTGGATACCGTTGAATAAGGACATCGAACGATTCGTCCTCCCACTGGAAATTGTGCAGCTGTAAGCGATGAATCATATCTGATGCGAACTTACTCCAAAACGGAACACCATACTCCTTCACACATATCGGAATTGGCTTAATAGCATCTATGCGGTGGATTGACACCCCGTATTTCCGCTCTATCTCTTCCAAATGCTCGAAGGTGGCGACATATTCAAGTCCGGTGTTGAAAAACACAAAATCCGTTTTCTCACCTGCACCACATCGCAAGAGCAGGTCAACCATCACATCACTGTCGCCCCCCCCCGCTGCAAGAGCACACGATGTGTCTGTGCTCTTGCACCACCTCAAAGCATCTGGCAAGAGCATCTCGAATCACAAAGTTATCAGGGGCAGAAACGATGACGCTATCCAAAGTCATCTCATCACCACCAAAATTCTATTTTATTGCTCTACAAATTGTTGTATATATTGTTTCGACATCTTTGCAGCATTTTCTGTAAATCCCTTCTTTTTAATCTCTGGAAATTAAAAAGAAGTAATGCCTCGTCTAATTCTTCTACCACACTCATTAACATTGCTCTATACCCATCTGCAATTCTTTCGTAGTCATCACCACAATCCTGTTCTGTGTCATTTTTGATAATATGATAAAAAAGTTCTTCACAATCACGCCCGAGTTTTTCCCTGATTATACCACCAAGAATTTGCTCTTTATTGTTTTCGTTGAAGATGACCTCTACTTCTCCGCTGGATAAGTACAACGTTTCCGCCATATCACTTCTCCTTAGAAAGGCATTTTGGTTTTTCACCAAAACTTTATTTTATTCTTTTTTAAGTAAGAGATTGAATTTGATGTTAGTATCCTATATAATGTATTTGTTGATTTTTCCCAAAGGAGAGTGTTTGCTGATGAACGAAAATATTGCTGTTTATGAGGCTTTGAGAGCACATATCTTACAAAAAGAAAGTCAAATAGCCAATGAAACAATTTATATGTATGTGACATACTTTGCTCTTCTTGCCATTGGAAGTATATGGAGCAGTTGGTTTTCCCTTGTCCCCTTCTTTAGCTTAATAGTGTTTCAATCAATGATTAACGGCGACCAGTGGGCAATCACTAAAGCATCGGCTTATATTAAAATCTTTTTTGAAGAACCTCGTGATGATATACATTGGGAGCAACTACATCATGACATATTCCTCTTATCTGTAGTTAATGGGACAATCAATAGAACGATTGGCTGGTACATTTACAAATGTGGCGCAACCATTTTGTCTGTTCTCTCTTTTTTGTCTATTTTACTCCCTATACTTCACGATGTAGATTATCAATTTAACTTGATTTCCGCATATTTAGCAGTGCGAATTGTAGCCGCTCTCATATTGTGCATGATTACTGTGTATATGAATAAACAGTATTTCCCTTTAAGAGATGAACGGGACACAAATCAATCTCTTGTAACAGCCATAAGAACTTTTTACAAAGAAGTTCTGCAAAATAATAGCACCAACTTATCCTGCAAATAAAACTAATCTTTTATTTGTTCTTTTATGAAGTTGCCTACCCGTCTTCCAAGTGCTACTGGTATAATTCCTATAACAAGAACACCCACAAGGATGGGCCAGAAAAGTACGATTAACTTGCGGATATTGTAATCGTACTTGTGAAAACTCACTACGACGGCATTAACAAATACCCCCATGGCGGTATAGGCTGCAAGGATTAAAAGCGCAATGACTCCATACTCCACTCAAATTACCCCATTTCTTTTCAAATTAACCTTTCATTTTTGAAGCCAATTCCACGTATCCAACAGGCTTCCCGCAGCGAGGGCATCGGAATTGATGGAACATTGGAAAACCCGCTTTCGGAAACCTAATTGCTTCAGGAATTACGCAACATTGACATAGCGCATAATTGTATCTGTCATGGTTCGCTGGGTTTGACTGGGACAGCCAGACAATTTCAGGTTTGTTACTCATAAAATCAGCCTTTCATCTTTTTCCGGGCCAACGCTTGCGCATCCTTTATAATCCGGGACGCCCATGCCCTTGTGTATCCAAAGGCTCGTGCAATCTCTGCGGCTGTGAATCCGTAGATACTCAATCTGAAGACCTCCATGTCTCGCTCAGAGAGTTTGCCACTCAAAAAGGAGATATCATAGTCGATTTTGCAATATTCATTGTTCGGGTCTGGAATGAGGTTTGCAAGCGCAATGGCGTTGCCGTCCTTATCGAAGTACACGGGTTCATCCAGTGACGCAATATCGCCGAATCCCCACAGCTTTGCTCTATTACGGAGCTCCACTCGTATTTCGTTGATGATACATCTGACAGCGTATGTAGAGAACTTGCTTCTTGAGCTGTCATAGCCTATACAGGCTCTCCATAGACCAATCCAGCCGACCTGGAATATGTCCTCATCATCGCGGAGGCTGGGAAAGTATCTGTTGATGGCAAAACGCACCAGATTCTGGTTATCAACGACTGCCTGCTCAATCTCTCGACTATTCATGTTCCCCTACCGCTCTCAGAAAGTCCTCTCGGAGTATCTCGTAGGACTTGTCGTCGTGAACATTCCCTGCCATATCCAATGCACGCCGGTGGCGGACTCCGATGATGCGGCCACCCAGCTTTTCGCACATTCGGTCATAGCTTCTCTCGATTGGATTCCCGCAGATGACACACCACTCAACCACCTCCATGCCAAATTTGAGGAAGCAGTCCTTAATGACTTGGCGCAGAGCCCTGCCGAATGTCAGTTTATCATCAGAGAAGTTGATGGCTCCGAACCACTGGGCAATCCGTAACTCATTGTCTACAGAATAGCTGATGTATCCAATCAGTTCGTCCCTGTTGTTGAGAACCGCAAACGCCCGCTTCGGAT